GTGACCGAGACCAAGCCCAACATCCGCGGCCACGAGACCGAGGCCAAGGCCCGGAAGGCAGCCATGAAGTGGTTCGCCTTCAGCAACGGCGCGAAGCCGGTCGAGGGCGTCCACTTCCACATCGTTCAGAACGAGTACGGCGGCTGGAATTTTGAGAACGGCCGGGCGCCGAAGGTTGCCTAACCCCACCCACCACAATCTGCGGAGAGACGAGGATGAGCACTTTCGCGAACCGCTACGACCCGCCGAAGACCGAGGACGAGCAGATCGCCAGCGACCTTGAATTTGAGGAGATGCTGGAGATGTCCGAGGAGGAGTGCGACCGCCTCGTCGATATCGAGATGCAGAAGTACGTGCAGGCTCGGAATGCGGCCTCACCGCAGCTTCGCTACCGCTGCGACCGTCATTCGGCGCTTGGCTCCTGCATCAGGGCACGGAACGTCATTCGCAACTGGTACGTCGGTGACGACCCCGTGCCAGCCGACCACTTCACGCGAGAGATGCTGCGGTCCGCCCAGATGCGCTTGGTCCGGCTCCGCGCCTCGCGAGTCAGCGGCTACGCACAAAGCTGCGTTCAGTAGGGCAAGGGACAGGCCATGCACATCGGACGTGTGACGGGCGCGACCCGCAACCTCGGAGCGCCGCGCGATTGGGATCCGGCGAAGGATGGCGTCTGCGGAGGCCTGCCAATCCGTGACGAACCCCATAGCCCCGGCGTCAACCGCATGGTTTCGGCATGGATGCCGACACCGGAAGAGATTGCGCTGATCCAGGCTGGGGCGCCGATCTACCTCATCGTGGTCGGCGCCGTTCACCCACCGGTCGCTATGTCGGTCGGCAACCCACCGCCAATGGATGAGGAGGCCTGATGCCCTCCCCCACCGCCCCCGCCTCTCCCCCCGAACGGCTCGCAGACGCAGAAGGGGAACTGCCGAGAGCTGTGAACGCCGCGATCTTGGCTGAATGCGACAGCCCCCGGATCTGCTCCGTCAACGGTCGGGTGAAAGAGGGCATCCGGTGCGGGCCGTGCGAGAGGAAGGCGCTCTTCACCATCCTCGCCCGCCTTGCCGCCGCCGAGTCTGAGTTGAAGGGGGCATGGGCCATCTTCGGAAGCCGCGCTCGTGAAAACCAGAACCTTGAAGCGCGCCTTACCGCCGCCGAGTCCGCGCGAGAGGCGGCGAACTTCATGGCCGAAAGCTGGAAGGCCACCGCCCAAGCCGAGGCTGAGATTGGCAACGAACGAGCCGCTGAAGCTCGCGCCGCCCTCGCACGCGCGGAGAGGGCGGAGAAGGCGCTGGAAGACCTCAAAGGCAGCTTCCACGAGGACAGCGACGCCTATGCGAAGATCACCGCCGCCCTGCCCATCCCGCCCCAGCCGAGGAGCTGAAGCCATGACGCCTGAATACCTTTCGGCCGCCGAGGAAGAGTTCATCGCTGAGATGGCTCTTGAGCGCGACTATCCTAGCAGCGGTTGGCACAGCTTCGACCCCGACTTCCGCCAGCGCGATATCGCTCGATTGTTCAGGCGCGGATGGTTTGAGCGCCGGGGCACTGGCCGTGATCGCGAGTACCGCTGGACTGAGGCCGGCCAAGCCCAATTCGCGAAGAGCGCTCATCCCGCCCCAGTCGAGGAGACCTGAGCCATGAAGATCGCGCTCTATATCGAAGACGGCTTGGAGCAGGTCGTGCTCACGCCGGAGAGCGATACCGAGAAGGGTATTCTCGGCAAGATGCATGACGGCTCACGCGAGATGAGCATCATGCGGGGGTCGTTCTATGCCTGCCGAGGCGGTTGGGTTCGGCACTCCACCGTCTACCACGATCCCTACGGCGGCTCATCCGCGAAGGATGACGAAAGCACCATCGTCGTGCTCCGGCCGGCGAAGCCCCCGGTGTTGGAGACCGCCCCTCCCGCCCCCTCACAGACAGACGGAGACGCGTGATGCGGGATTTCCTCCAGTCGGTCGGGGTAACGTGCGCCGGCTTGGCCGTACTCTCGGGCATCGACCACGTGTTCGGGAAGCCCTGCGCGCTGTTGATCGCGGTCGCGGGGCTGGCCTTCTCACTGCGCGCGCTCCTGCGTGGCCCCTCCCCCACCCCGGAGCCCTGACATGCCCACCGATACACCATCTACCGCAGCAGAGGGGCGGGGCGGGAAGCTGACGGATCCACAGTGGTGCATGCTGCACGAAGCCGCCATCCGGCCTCAACGCGTCGTGCGAGGCTACAAGCCTGCTGAAAAGCTGGCGGCGCTCGGGCTTGTCGAGATCGCGATCACGGATGCACCCTACCCTTGGATCGTTAAAGCCACGCCCGCCGGCCGCGAGGCCCTGTCCAGGGAGAAGGCCTGATGACGAACCAGCCGTCCTTTGATCCGCTCAACCCAACGACGGAGGAGAGCGACGACATGCTCGCCGGCTACCTTGCGTCGGCTGGAGATGGGAAGATGCCTGATCTGGCGAGTATTGCCTACGAGCACGGCTATCGCATGGGGCGAAACGATCGGGCTGGCATCGCCGATGAAGACCAGCGCGAACTGGCGCGCCGTGCCGCCGAGATCCGCCGGGATGCCGACGAACGTCGGAAGCGGCTGCAGGCTGGGCTGCACAGGCCAACCGCTCGGTTCAAGCCATAGCCACGCCCGACACCGACCCCATCCTAGAAGCCGTCGCCGCCCTTCGCTCAGATGGCGTCGAGGTCGAGCCGATCGGGGAGGAGTTGGACAGATGGCGCGTCGGCGATTTCGAACTGAGCGACGCCGACCTGTGGCGCCTGGCCGCGAGCCGGGGGCTGGTGGAGGAGTGAGGGGAGGTAAAGACGATGTCTAGTGGAGCAGTCGCTGCCGTGATCGGCATGTTAGTTGTGCCCGCCGGGTTGGCTGGTAGCTTGGCCTTCACGAGCATGAGCAACATGCGCGTGAACGAGAAGCAGGGTCAGGTAATCGCCAGCCAGAGCGACGCCATGACGGCGCAGGAACGCGCCATTGCTTCGCTGAAATCTCAGATAGCAGCGCAAGAAAATCAGGGTATGCGACATTCGAGGTTGCTGAGCCCATAGCCGTCCATCAGGTCGATTGTGGCTTTGGGGGTTGATGGTCGGCATTTGTGGGCAGTTCATCCAGAAGGCTGGCAGCCGCCTCGTAGGCCGCCTCTTGGTCGTCGGTGAGGATGGTATCTGTGCCTTCCAAAGAAGCCACGAGCCGTTGCAAGGCTGCTTCGGCCGCCTCCGCCCGGTTAAGAGCTAACCGGCGACCTAAGCACTCTTCATAGAACTCTGTCGCGTCCACGAGGGTGTCGAATTCCGTCTCATCATTCGGAGTTGGCGGTAGGCGATCAGCAAGGTGCCGTACCAGATCCTCAAGACTCTCTACGGAGAGCGCTGGGGTAGTGGGGCAGTCGCCTTCGCTGGCGCGCTGACGAACTTGAGCAATCTGCGCATCCGCAATCATCGGGTGCATGATCGTTATCTCCTTCAACAGCGTCTACGGAGCTTCGGATGCCTCTGCGCCGATGCCCGCCTCGGCTACGAGGGTCGGGCAACCCTCGCCCCAGCATGTGTGAGAAGTCAGCGGCAAGGGGCAGTCCGCGAAGCACTCGCGACACCACTCGCCGGTCAAGTGATCGCACATGAGATATGCGTTCGATACGTCCGCGTGACAGTAATCGCAGAGTATCTTACCATTAGGATGACGCATATCAGTTCTCCTCGGACGGGCACGTACTTGAAGAAGATATCTGATTGTATAGACCGACCCAAAATGGTTGATTGTCTCGGGTATCTGCTGAATTGACGACCACAAACGCCGTCCTTTCGGACTCTCCTCGGCTGTCAAGCCATGCTCCGGGTAGGTCTTCTCGCTGGGGGAGACGCCCGAACAGGGGGATACCATAAGCTGTCGATGGCCGACTGGTGTAATCGCGATAGCAGCCTGCGCGCTGCCAATCCGTTGATAGCCTCAGATGCACTTCAATGATTTGACCGCCAATCAATTCGGCATTCAACGGTCCCGCATAGTCGGGAAGATACGCCTTGCACCACGATCTGATTGTTGAAAGCTCCGGCTCAACCGCCTGACTGTGCAAAGCCCATAGGTCAAAACGCCCGAACTTGTCGGACGGGAAGCCGGTAGCCTGCGCCGACCACATTACTTCCCCACGATCAACCAGCAAATCCGTTGAGACGTGGCGTCCCTCAAGCGGCGCGGCCCACATCATGCCGGGTGCGTAGATCAAGTCCTCTACTGCACTCACACGCCGCGCGCCGATGCCCATGCCGTACAGATTAGTGATCGGCTTCACGATGACCGGAAAATGGCTCGGCGTCACTCCAAGTGGCGCGTGAGCATACGCCTGCGTGTCAGCTACCAGCAGACGGTCATAGACCCAGCGATGCTTCGGGTTGGCTAACCACGCATCGGCATCTTCCATCTCGGCGAGCCATTCCGCTGGATATGGCGCTCGCTGCATACCCTCTTGCCGCTGCTTGTGAGTGCTCATCCGCGTCCCAATGCGATATCTGATTGAAACCTAATCCGACATCGGATACGGGTCAACAAGCGATATCTGATTGGGGGCGGTTTTGACTCGAAATCCGATATCGGTCACAACCGTGGCCGTGCCGAAGAACAAGCTCGAAGACAAGACATTGGTCCGCTTCAAGGCGGGGGTGCTCGATCGCATTGATGCTGTGGCGGGCAAGTTCCGCCGCGCCGTGTTCATCCGCGAAGCCGTCGAGGATGCCTTGTCGAAGGTTGAGAAACGGAAGCTTCGCAAAGGGGCTGCCGATGGGGAGCAGCCTTGAGCGATCTGCTTCGCCTGAAGCACCTGGAGCACGTCACCGACTACGAAGAGGGCGACGACCTGATCATCAAGGCGAGGAGCAAGCGTCCGTCGCCGGAGCGCCAGTGCTGCCTGCTGGTCAACTTCGTCAAGAACGGCCGGAAGACCATGCGCTTCCGCGACGAGCCCAACCGGCGGCAGACCGTGTTCATCGAGATCGACCGTCAGCGGTTCAAGTGCAAGGAATGCGGCAAGCCGATGTACGAGGGCCTGCCCGACATCGACACCCGCCACGACATGACCAAAAAGCTGCTCCGCCGCATCCAGAAGGATGCGATTGAGTGGCCGTTCAATCAAGCGGCGCAGGTCAACGGCGTAGATGCCAAGCAAGTCGAGCGGATCTTCAAGGACTACGCCGCGAAGAAGCTGAAGGGCTATGTGCCGTCCATGCCCCGCGTGCTGGGCATGGACGAGAAGTACATCCAGAAGAAGGCCCGCTTCATCATCGGCGACATCGAGCGGGGCGACATGCTGGACATGCAGCCATCCCGGCGCGTGCTGGATCTGAACCGCTACTTCGGCAGCATGCCCGGCAGAGACAATGTTGAGGTGGTCTGCCAGGACATGTGGCGGGACTACCGCGAGATCACCAAGCGGCTGTTCAAGAACGCCACCGTCGTGATCGATAAGTACCACGTCCAACGGACTTCGAACCGCGGCGTGGAGGCGATCCGGCGCCTGTTCCAGCAGGACGTGTCAAAGTCTGAGCGCATCCATCTCAAGAACAAGCAGAAGGTCTTCCTCGCCCGCTGGGAGACCGCGAAGCCCTTCACCCGCAATCAACTGACCGCCCTGTTCACCTTCTTCCCGGAACTTAAGCACGCCTACGAGTGGAAGGAAGCCTACTACGAGATCTATGATGCGACCTCGAAAGCCGAGGCGAACGAGCGCATGGATCAGTGGCTGCGGGATCTGCCACCTGTCTACCGCCGCTCGTTCAAGCCGAGCATCGACGCCCTCAATAACTGGCGGCCGTGGATCTTGAACTACTGGGATCACCTCCAGACCAATGCCTACGTCGAGAGCTTGAACAATCTCATCGGCCGGATGAACATGCAGGGGGTTGGCTACGACCTCGAAACGCTGCGGGCGAAGGCGCTACTGAAACACGGCAGGATCGGCGAGGAGATCCGGCTCGGGATCACCCGCGAGGGCCACGGTCATGGCGCTCTGCGCACCCGCCGGATCATCATGGGCGTGCCGCTATCAACCCTGGAAGCCGATTTGGCAGCGGGTACGTTCTGAGGCCATTTCAACCTCCAATGACGTTAACCCGAAAATCAAATAGCGGCGCAAGAGCGCGAACTGAGAGCGCATCGCACCCTTGACGAGCAGCATCGCAGCCTGATCGCGACTTATCGCGAGGCCGTTGCGCTGCGGGACAAGGCGTTAGGGCTGGCGGCAAAATAGGCCAGACGGGCCCCCTAGCCGAGGCCGATCCGGCAGGCTAGCTCCGCCCCATGCCGCCCCCTCGCCCGCCCCAGCTCCACGTCACAGCACTCCGAGCCTGCGGCCACCACGCCGGGAACGGCATGCGAGCCTCGGCCCACCGGAAGACGATGTTGGCCCTCGCCGAACTAGGTCTCGTCGAGGAGCGGACGCGGATCGGGCAGCGCGAGGCGCGGTGGTTTCTGACGCAGGCCGGGAAGGATCTGCTGGAGCAGATCGGGATGGGAGATGCTGGGGATTGAGATGATGCATGGGAACAATGCGCCAGACTTTGACCCTCTGAACGCAACGGCCGATGAGGAGACCAGCATGATGCGGGGTTATCTCGCGGCCGGGATCGCGCCCCGTGGAGCGGCCTGTCCAGACACGGCATCGGTTGCGTTCGAGCACGGTTGGCGGATGCGTCGTAACGACCAAGCTGGCGTTGCCGATGATGACCACCGCGAGATAGCGCGAAAGCTAAGCTGTAAGCGGGCATAAAAAATCCCGCTCCGGCGCTGAGCCGGGCGGGTTGGGTAGAACGACAGCGATGTGAGGTGAGGTTCAGGCGTGAGGCTGGACCTGCATGACCGCGGCATGGTTGTCGTACAGGTGCAGCTTCAGCCATTCCACAAGAGGCCGAACGTCAGGCCGGACCACGACGAGCAGGTAGCCGAGGATCAGCGTCAGCCCCAGCGCGATGAACACCCGCTCCCATCTGGTTCGCGGTGGAACCCTGTCGGTGTCCTTCGGCGCGATCAGCGAGAAGAAGCAGCCCAAGGAGATGAGCCAGAGCCAGAAGCCATTTATATCGCTCAGGACCATCCAGGTCGGGAAGCCGGCGGCACGCCACAGCAGGAGCCAGATAGCGCTGCCGAGGACGCCGCTCAGGAACAGAACCTGTCCTAGGATGCTCTGCTGCGCCTCGACCGGCGAGGGCTCTCGGATGATGGTTCGGAACGCCGGAAACCACGACAGGATCGCGGTCGCGCTGAACACGATCATGCCGACCCGGAGCCATTCGGTTTGGGCGTTCGTGGGAAGGAAGGGAGCGACGGCCCAGTAGCCCAGAGCGAGAGAAAGGCCGATCCAGAGCGTCACGCTACGGCGAAAACGAGCGGCAAAGGTCACTGGGTACGCTCCAACAGTTTCAAAGCTTCGCGGGCAGCGCTGATGCGTGGATCAGGAGGCTTCCGAGTGGAAACGCGCTGCTTGGCTTTTGCGGTCGTCTCCTCAATGCTGGCGCGGTTGCCGTCAGCCACGAGCTTGACGACCTCGGCAGATGCTTTGAACTTCTGCTGAGCCTGGATGGTCTCTGCAATCGTCACAGAAGGGTCAGGGCGGTGGCCTGGCGGGATGAACCACCGCATGACCTGTTGCCAGTTCATCCGTCTCTCCGTCGACCGCGCAGGATTTCAGCGATGGATGCGATGCTCATTCCGTTGTTAGCGATGCTGTGCCTCGTCTCTTGAGCGCTCTTCTCGATCTCGTGGCCGAGTTCCTCCAGCGCGTGCCGGGTGGCCTCCATGACGGACTTGAAGCCATCGATGGCACTGGCGTTGGTTGCGGCAGCGGTCTTGGATCCCTCCATGACCACGACGACGCTTTTCAGAAGCTCGACCAGCTCCTTTTCCCGCTCTCGGCCCTCCTTGTAGAGGAAGCGGATCACGATCCCGCCGATGCCGATCGCGATCAGCAGGAAGACGACGACGGCGCCGAGGACGCCCCTGTCAAAGAATTGGTCGAAGCCCTTTGTGACGGCTTCCTCAATGACCCCGACGCCCAGAGGCAGCGCCGTTAAGGTATCAGGAGGGATGGCTGCAGCGAGTAGCAGGTGCTCCATCGTTTAGGCTTGCCGTACAGGGGGGGAGTGACACAGGTTGCACACAGCCATCGCTAGCGCGGTCCTTTCGCGTTGGTGGTGGTCAGGGGGCGATCGTCGGCCGCCAAGCAAGGCGATCGACCCCCGCTGCATCGCCTTTGGCCGGGCGACGGCGGCTGATAGTTCAGCGGGCGGTGACGCCAGGAATGCGCGACGCCTCGGTCAGCGAGCCGACTACGTTGGCGTCGGGGATCTCGTCGGCCGTCTTCGGCTTGGTGATCACCGCATCGACCTGCGGGAGAGCCGCAGCGTTTTGAATGATGCCGTGTGGCCGGTTCGACCACAGGCCCCAAGCGAGGGTCGCAGCCGCGCCGAAGGCTGCCACGAAGGCCAGCGTCTCCGGTCCGGCGATGTAGGCCTGGGTTTCTTGGCTGATGACGCCACGGCTGGCGAGAACACCGGCGGCAAGGGTCAGCACCCAGCGGATAGCGGATAGGGTCTGCGGGGTCATGGGCGGTCCTCAACCAAGGCGTGGGGCTAGCTTCGCCCACAAATCATCAGGGATGCTGTCGAAATCAGCTTTGCTAAATTCCACGGGATGAGCCGGGCTCACGCTCTGCAGCTTGGCGACGAGCGTCGGAGGCAAGCGCTTCAACGCCGCCTGAACCTCTGGCAGACCGAGGCCGATGCGGATCTTCGCGCTGTCCCAGAACGAGGTTCGATAGGGCAACTCGATGGTGTATTTGCGAGCCATGGCCGATCTCACTTGGTCCGAGTGCCGGTGACCGTGACTGGCACGCCGTTCACGATGATCGTGCGGGTCAGGGTGTCGCCGACCTTCGGCTCTACGGGCTTGGCCGGGGCCTTCTTGGCGGGCTTCTCAGGCGCCTCGCCGGCCGTGTAGGAGGTCGGCACGCCGCCGGCCAAAGCCTTGCAGGCGTAGCTCGCCACCTGGCTCACCGGGACGGTGACGGACGCCACGTCGGGGTTCAGAGCTACGATGATGCTGGTCACCGAGGTCACGGTCGGGAGGAAGCCGCAGGCGGTCTTGGTGGCCGTGCGAACCTCGTTGATGACGGTGGTGATCTTGGTCACCTGGGCGGGCGACAAGCCGATGCCGGAGAGGCCGGAGGGCGTGGTGACGCCGCTGTTGAGCCCGGCGTCGATCTGGCCCTGAGATGCCGTGAGATTGCACGCAGACAAAGCGACGCCGACGCAGCCAAGCGCCAGCGCCCGAACGAATGTGCGGGGCATGAGAATTCTCGCGATGTGGGGAGCCGGAGCCGCCGGCGCGGGCCGATATGGGTTATCCCATAACGGAATGAAATCAGTGCGTTAGGGGCAACAAATTCCGAAATGGAATGAGTTGCAGATCTGGCCCGGCTGGCTCGGAGATGCTATGTTTCAGGTGAAGCTGGTTCGATCCCAGCTCGGTGACCGAGGGTTGGTGCGGGGGTGGTTCGAGTCCACCTGTCTCCGTTAGGAGGCAGATGCTGCTGAGTTGCAGTGGTCTGACAGCCGGGAAAGACCGGCAACCCTACCGCTTCCAGATCATCAGCAGGCCCGCGAGCCACCCGCCGAGACCGGGCTTGCGCTCTGGGTAGACGGGCGGTTTCATGTCCCCCCACGTCTCATAGCCGGGCTTTCCGCGCCAAGCGTTCGGAGCCTTCGGGGCCGGCTTCTGCTTCTCGGTCATGGGGTCACCTCGGAAAGTTCGACGCCAGAGCGAACAGGATGAGCATGGCAACCGCCGTTCCGCCGAGAACAGCGAAGAACGACGGCCAGCCGGGGTGCTTGAAGCCGCTCATCGTCGCTTCGCCTTCTGCACGACGTGGGCGACTGGAGCCGTTCGCTTCTGAACAGCGGCAGGCTTCGACACGACCGCGTGCTTGTCGGAGATTGGCTTGGGCTTTGCCGGAGCCGCAGCGGGCACTGGCGGCGTTGCGGGCGTGACCGCTGCCTGGGTCACCGCTCCGTGCTTCGCGGCCACCAGAGCCGCGCGGAAATGCGTGAAGTAGCCGGCGATCAGCGCGGCTTTGTCGGTGCCGTTGATGATGGCTCGGGCGCCGTGCGGGTTGCTCTTGCCGTGGCCGAAATAGTCCCCCAGCTTCTTGCCGGTGAACCAGCCGCCGACCATGCCGTGGAACATGATCTCGGCGGCGATATCGGGGCGCAGTGCGAGGTCGGGCGTGCGAGCCAGGTCCTCGTCAGGCTTCAGCAGCCCGAGCTTCCGCAGCTTGTCCGTCGCGTTGACGTAGTTCGCCTGCCAGGTGAGCTGCACGAGCCCTCGGCCATAGTAGGCCTGCTTGTAGGGGCCGGCGAGCTTGCCGTAGGATTTTCCCTTGCCTCGTCCGTACTCGCGGATCGGCTGCATAGTCGGGCCGGCTTCGCGGAGCGCGGTCGCCAGGCAGTAGGCCAGCGGATCGGTGGGCAGCGCCGCCGGGCAGGCGTCGAAGATCGCATCCATGCCCTGGACTTGCTCAGCCGTGAGGCTGCCACCGAACAGCGGCTTGCGCACACGGTCGAAGAACACGGCCCGATCGAGCGTGGCGGTCATCGGTATTCCTGGGGTGGGGAGAGGCGTGCGCAGAGACGCGCGGCGTGCTAGCCTTCAGCACACCGGAGGAGCAGCAATGATCGTGTTTCAGATCAGCGTTCTGGTCGTCTCGACGATGGTGTTCGGCTTGAATTTGGCGAGGCTAGTGGACGGAGGCAGATAGGCTCACGCGAGAACCGCTACCGTCACCACCGTCCCGCTCGGTGCCGTCGTGAACGGCGCCGCGTTCAGCAGCAGCGTCCCCACCGACACCATCCCCTGCACGGTGCAGCTCGTCGCCGTGACCGCCGTGACCTTGCCGCAGATCATCTGGTTGCCGGCGGTCCAGTCCTCGATCAGCCAGGCGAACGGGGCGACCGCATAGGTCCCAGCCCCGAACGAGATGGTTGCCACGCCGCTGCTGTTGCAGACACCGGTGAAGGTCCGAACGCGCGGGAGGATCGCCTGCACGTCTGCCCGGGTCATCAGATCCGTGGCAGCAGCCGCAGCCTTCCCAAGCTGCTTGCGGGGCATCGCTCAGCCTGTGATGACGGCGCGCAGGGCGCCGGCCGCCGGGGCGGTCGCGAACGTGAAGGCGACGGTGCCGGTGCTGGGCCGCACGGTGTCGGTCTCCACCGTCTCGCCTGTGCTCACCAGATAGAGCTGCGCCACGACGTCGAGCGTGCCGAGGTTGTGAGACACGGTGATCGTGGTCGAGGATCCATCGCCGACGTTGGTCGAGAACTTCCGGGCCACGACTGTCGTGTTAATCGCGAATTGGGTGCCGGTGAGAGTGAGGCCCGTCCCGGCCGTGTAGGCGATGCCGGCGCCGAATTTTGCGAAGGCGATGGCCGTCGTGCCGACCGTGAGCGGATCATCGGTGGTGACCGTGTATGCCGTGTCGGCGTTGACGGTGCCCTCATCGACATAGAAGGCCGCGCCCGCGTTGAGGGCGCCCTGTAGGCCATCCGCAGCGCGAGTTGCCGCGGCAGATGCGCCGTTCCACACGTAGACGCCGTTCTCCGCGCCCGCCGTCTGGTCCTTGGCGAGGAGGCGGTTACCAGCGGCCATCGTCACGCCGTCGATCGCCGCGCCCGGCGATGCGAGGTTGATGTTGCCGGTCGAGGCTACGCGGACAGCTCCGTGCCACGACAGGCCTGCCAGCAGCGACTGAACCTGCGCGAGGTTGACCGCATCGGTCGGCTGCGAGCGATCAGCCGATGAAGCTGGTAGGTGGCGCCGCTTGCCGGGATGCCGGCGCTCTGAGCCGTGGTGTAGTTCCACGACACCGTGCCGGTGGGGAGGTCGATGGTCAGTGCGCCATCGGGGTCGCCAGACAGGACCGCGATCGGCGAACTTGCCCCGCTGACGGTGAGCATGAAGGCTGAGCCGGTCAGATCGGTGGGCGACCCGGCCGGGCCGAAGCTCCACACCTTCGGGGGGTGTCGTCGCCCTGCCAGACCGCGAAGCTGTCCTCGGCTGGGATGGACAGCGGGATCGGATCCGCGGCCGTCAGGTGGAGGGCACGGAGCGATGGGGTCAGGTTCACCTTGCCCTCCGCGACGGTGTAGGGGTTGCCCTGCGGGTCGATGACCACGGCTTCCTGCCAGTACACGCCCGGCTTGATGCCGATGGTGTCGGCGTAGGTCAGATCGAACCGCAGGCTTGAGCTGCCGCCGACCGTGACGATGTCGAGGTTGGCGCCGGTTGCCTTCAGCACGCATATCTGCGGGGCGATGTAGCCGCTGAGGCTGAGCCCGAGCGCGGCAGGGTTCTCGGGAATGCCCAGGGTCCATTCCGCGGACCAGCCGGTCAGGTCCGCAGCAGAGCCATCGGCGCTCGCGACCGGGATGCTCCACGCGCGGGCGTTGCCGCACGGGAGCGAGATGGATGCCGAAGTCATGTTGAGAGCCATGGCCTCGCTCCGACTACGGCGCGGTGATCGTGCCGCTCGTGATGCTGACCGACTGCCCCGAGCTGATCGCGGCGCTGTCGAGCACGATGTCCGTACCCGAGGTGCCGACCGTCAGGCCTGACACGACGACGGTGCCGGAGTCGTTGCGGAACTCGGCGAGCGCCGCCGTGCCGGTCGCGGAAGCGGTCGCGCTGAGCGGCACGCCCTGAAGAGTCGCGACCTTGCCGCTGACCGTGAGCGCCGTGGCCGGGAGCGGGATGCTCGCGAGGACGCCCGTGGCGCCGGAGAGCGCGGAAGTTCCGATGACCAGCGTGCCGGCCGTCGCCGTGCCGGTCGCCGCAGCGATGGTCTTGCCAGCGATGAGATCCGCCACAACCTGAAGCCGCGGGGTCGCCACGGTAGCCGGGTAGTTCACGGGCATGGAATGCGTCTCCTAATGAGGCAGGCGGCCGGTCAGGACGACCGCGGCGCGAAGGGATCCGGCGATGCTGACCGCTGCGGGCAATCGGCCAGGGGCGGTGACAGGGCCGGGCAGACGACCCGGCAGGATCGCGTCAGGAAAGGCGTAGAGCCGCACGGAGGCACGTGCGGTGTCCGGGGCCTCGGAGGCCACCAGAGCGCCTGTGACGGGCACCAGATCGCCGGAAAAGCCCGCGAACGCGGCGACATCAATCCGCTCACTGGCGGCCAGCATCGCCATCGTTGCGGCGTGGCCCGAGACTTGGGCGGTATCGGGCGCCTCGGAGGCAATGAGCGTCGCGGCGGTGGAGACAGTGCCAGGGGCCGAGGCTTGGTCCGGAGCCTCTGTAGCGGCGAGCGCTGCAGCGGTTCGGATGTTGCCCGACAGCGATGCGGCGTCGGCGGTCTCCGAGGCCGCGAGCGTAGCGCTCGCCCGGATGTTGCCAGCCAAAGCGGCGCTGTCGGATGCTTCCGTCGCGGCCATGGCGGCTGAGATCGGGGCGCCGGTGTTCTGGACGAAGGCTGCGGTATCCGGCGCCTCGGTAACCGCCAAGACCGCAGAAGTCGTGGTCTGGCCGGCGAGAGCCGCCGTGTCGCGCGCTTCCGTGGCGGCAAGGCTGGCGACAGTCTGAGCCGAAGCCGTGATCGCCGCGCTGTCCCGCGCCTCGCTGGCGGTGAGCGTGGCCTGGGTCGAGGTCTGGCCAGTGGCGGCAGCTGTGTCGGGCGACTCGGTAGCGGCTAGGCTGCCAGGGATCGCCGCGCCGGCCGAGAAGCTGGCTGTGTCCTGTGCTTCCGTGGCAGCCAGAGTGGCCGTCGTGGAAGTGGCGCCGGCGACCGCGGCGGCGTCATAAGCTTCTGTTGCCGCGAGGGCTGCCGCGTCTGTCACCTGACCGGAAGCCGCCGCGGTATCGCTAGCTTCCGAAGCTGCCAGCGCTCCAGAGGTTGAGACCGAACCGATGGCAGCTGCGGTGTCCCGCGCTTCCGTCGCCGATAGCGACGCGGCCGTGCTGGTCGATCCGGCGACCACCGCAGTGTCGCGAGCCTCTGTAGAAGCGAGCGTACCGGTGATCGCGTTCGAGCTGGCGAATGCCGCCGTATCGGCACTCTCAGTCGCCGCCAGAGTGCCGGCGATCCCCGTATCTGCCGTCGTAACGGTTGGGGCTGCCGTCTTGTAGGCGTGCCCTGCCGGCAGAAGAGCTTGCTGGCCATTGTTCCAGGCGTTGTAGCCCTGAACCATCGCCAGTTCGGCCGGCGAGATGACGCCCGACCACAGCATCATTTCGGCGACGGCGCCCTTGGGGTAATTCCCGCCCTGACCGGTGGACATCAGCCCGAGCCGATCCATCGCGGTCACGCCGACATTGGCGTTCGAGGAGGATCCGCCGTCCACGCCGTTGACGACGGTCTTGTAGGTTGTCGTCGAAGTCGGGACGCCATCGATGAGCAAGGGCGCGCCCGTCGCGATGGTCGTCGTGCTCTCGTTGAACCCGTACCAGTAGCCGACTTTGCCCGGCCCGGAGATAAAGGAAACCGGGATAACGCCTGACTTGTCAAAGGGGTCAGCGCCGTTCGGGGCGATCAGCGAGACCGCACGGCTGTCCTTGTCGTCCGCGTTCTCACGCAGCAGGATCGACGCGCCCATGACAGCGACGGGGAAGCCCTGCCCGCCAGCCGTTCGCCAGCCGCCTGAACCTGTGGTTTCGATGCCCGCAGAGCTGGATCCGAAAGCCGTCGCGTTGAAGGCATGGCCCGAGCCCTCACGAACCAGCGTTCGCCCTTTCCCGGAGCGATCCGCCCACGTCGTGCCGACCGATGCGCCGGACACGCCGGCGTCAGCCCCAAGCGCGAGCCCCCCGGCAGGATCGACGATCCTGTACCATCCCTCAAGGACAACGCTCGTCATGTCGGTCGGCAGCCACTTCCGTGTCGCCATCAGATCGTTGGCTCAGCCATGCGTCAGGCTCCCGGCGAGCAGGGTGAGAGAGTGGAGGGGTGGGGATAGACAGACGATCAGTGCGCGGCCCAGTAGGTGCCGTTGCAATAGGCCGGGAGACTTGTCGTTCCGCCGCCTGATCCTAGCCCACCGTTGTAGGTGGGCGACCCGCTATAGTCGTCGACTCGGACCAAGATGCCCTTGGTTGCGGCATTGCAGGTCGGAAGCTGTGCGACAGTCAGGCCGACGGTGAACTGGATGGGCCGGTCGATCGTGGCTCCCACGTCGGTGAACTTGAGGTTCACGGGCGTTCCAGCGGAGGAGACATCAGAGGAGATGCGCGCGGCTTGGCGCGTCGTGCCGTCAATCCAGGCCATCCCAGCGCCACGGCCGGCTTCAATCATCGTGCAGGTCTGGCCGGCAGTACTGCCATCGCACCCGACAAGTGCTGTTTCACCAAAAAGCAGGCCCTTCTCAAACTTGGCTCCGTTGCTGTAGATCGGCAGCGCGGTGCCGCAGTTCGCCGCCTGCGTCACGTTCTGACTGCCGTCCCAACCGGTCTGCTGGCCGGGCGTGACGTTGCCGCCGCAGGCGATGTTGATGCCGGATGCCCACGCGCTGTAGACGGCGTTCGGCCCCGAGGCCATTGCGCTCGGGATTGAGCGGTCTGAGCCGTCACCCAGATCGGTGACGTTGACCTCCAGCCCATGGACCTGACCAGCGCCCTTCTTCCGGCGCGCCTCCATGTAGCCAGCCCAAGATGTCTGAGGCGCGGTCGTCTTGAAGTTGAAGCTCCAGCCCATGATGCCGATGGGAAGTCGGCCGGAGGTTGCGATGTCGGTCGTGCGGGTGGCGCCCACAACTCCGACGTCACCAATGCCGGACAAGGACACTATCTGACCAAAGCCGCCATAGGCGTACTGACTCGCAGAGCCTCCGGCGCCGTTCCCGAGCCAGTTGGTCGGGCTTCCTGATGCGGGCGAGTTGAACAGAGTGCGGCTGTTGACGGTGAAGAACGCCGCGTTGAGAGCCGCAAAACCTGTCGGGCCTGGCGCCGTGATCCCGGATAGGTTGCCGAGCAGTCCTGCAAGAGAAGATGCGGCCGCGCCCGAGTTCGGTGTCACGCTCATCCCCGACACGTCACCGGTCGAGCCAGGGGCGGTGAGATTGAGACGGGGCGCCGTCAATAACCCACCGAAAACAGGGTTGGTGTTTGGGGCGGGGGTATAATTAAGACGATCTTGCTTTGCAGTGAAAGCTGCATTCCACTGCCCTGCAGTTGGAATTTGGCCACGAGAAAAATTTGGCGAGGATTGTGCGGAAGCACTTCCTGCGGCTATAACACCAGCGATCAAGACAAAGATACGTCGCTTAATCATGATGTTACGCCGCAATCTTGGCCGCTTGGATAAAGAGCTGATCCACCTGATCGACTGTCAGCTTCAGGCCCTGGGGGCCACTCAGGCTGGCGACGTAGGGGTTGGTCCGATCCCACGTGCGGGCCTCCGTGAACCAGATCTGTGCCTCGCCCCCGGTCGCCTGTACGGCCGTCGTAATGTCATCGAGAAGGGTCTTGTCCTTCGCCGAGCCGGGCGTGCGCAGGCATTGGATCTTGGCTTGCGCGCTGGTCACGCTGGCCGGAACTGCCGTGTATCCGGAGATGGTGAGGCTGTAGGGGGCTAGCACCTCGTGAAGGGCGGCATTGGTCTGTTCGCCGGCATCGTCACGAGGCCAAGCCGTGGGGAGCCGACCGCCCGTGGCCCAAGCTTTGAATGCAGGGTTGTCGTTCGGAACGATGTCGCCCGCTGCCGACGAGAACAAGCGCCCGTCCTCAGCCAGCCAGTAATGGTTGGCAGGGTTGTAGAGCGGCAGGCTCGGGAAAAATTCGGCCACGGCTGAAATCTCTTGCTCGACGCTCAAAGCGGAATTTTCGTCGGACATGCTGCGATCCTCAGAGATACTGACCGCCGAGCGCGGTGGAGCCGGCCACGCTGCCGGGGAAGAAGTTGGCGCCGCCACCGTTGGTGTTGATGATGCCGTTCGCCGCGGAGTAGTATCGCGTACCAGTGGCGGATCCGATGAAGCCCGCCCCAGAGGCAGCTTGGATGACGCCGCTCAGTGCATTGGCGAACGTCTGCGTGAAGTTGGGGGCCGAGTTCATGGTGACGACGCCGCCGATGACGATGTTGCCGCCAGGGATGGAGTTCAGGCCGTAGGCGATGCTCCCCGCCATGCTGCAGCCTGCGTTGATCACGACGTTAGACGCCGTGCCTGACAGGATGTGCGCTCCGGCGCTGCCCGAGGCCTGAGCAGCAAAGAAAACATTACTAAGATTTACAGATGCGCCCGTTACGACGCCAAGCGTATGATTGTTATATGTTGAACCGCCAGTGCTCTGTATTGTAATTCCGTTAAAATTAATTCTTCCCGCGACAACCCCAACAACGGACCCGCCCCCTCCGATTTGCGGCCCAGTTCCAGAGATAACATACGCGCCATTGTTTGCTGGATCGCCCCGTAAGATAATTGAGGATGCCGGAGCGTAAAGACCTGCGGATGGTGCTTGATATGTAGCCGCTACGCCAAGCTGAATAGTGATGGTAGAGCTTCCGCCGGCATATTTTGCAGCCGCATATTTAATGGCCGCCTCGGGCGTAAAGAACGCATGCGCTGCATCGTTTGAAGCGCCATTGTTTGTCGCCCCCGTGTCTGATCCATCCGGTCGGACATACAGCGTCGCGCTTGAGGGTGGGAATATCGGCGCGTAATTCCCGATGGTTGCAGTTGTGATAATACCGACCCAGCCCCGAGGAGAAGCCCCGTCCGGGTTGGTCGTATTGTTATCGACGAGGTTTAGCCAGATCAGTCCCACAGTGGCAGATGCGAGAATGGCTCCCGAAGGATACCCGCCGACTGAATTAGAGAAAGACTGATCATAAGGAACCAGCCCGCCGGCGTTCTGCCATCGCGACCAGGCTGTTATCTGGTATAGGATGCCGTTGAAATCCTGCATCGATGGAGGCTTCCCACCGCCGGCGATGGGCTGCCCAGTTGCAACCGGAAAGCCGTCAGTTAGAGACGCCTGACCAATATCAGTCGCAGTCTGCGATGCCTGCGGAACCATGCGAATGGTGCCTGAGGCCGCATTGTTGCCGAAAGGGATCGGAAATTTGGTCGGAATATCGGTGAATTTCATCGGCCTCGACTCACGGCAGAACGACGACAGAGGCGGCGACACCTACGGGCTTCGGCAACACACCGGACTGAGCGACGATGGCTCGGTCGAGGGGCGATAGCTGGAACCGAAAAACGTACTGCATCACCATGTATGGAAGGGCTTGGCCATTGTAGAATGGCGCCTGCTCAAAGGGATGAGCACTGGTTGCTTCAGCAAATCCGAAATACGCTGGGATACTGTCCTCTTGCACGTAACAATTGCCGCGGCCGGGGAAGATATTTATCAGTATGCGGTTTATTGAAGGGATTGCCCCGTCCGTAATGTTTGCGGCCGCCTTGGCATAAATTAGTTGTCGGTAGGCTTCGTCGCTCAGCGCGTAGTTGCTCGTGAGCTGACCACCGACATAAAAAATACCCCCGCCGGCATTCGGATCGACGCCCGAAAATACCTTCGCCGCCCCGAATGGCGCTTGTCCGAAAGGCTGGGCATCTCCCGCTTCAACGAACCCGAAGTGCGGGCCGTAACCTTGGAAACGTGCGTCGCCGAAAGGGAGTGCATCGCCTGCTTCGGCGAACCCAAAGAATTGATTGTTGGCGACTTGAAGGACGCGATTGACGCCGACAATCCGGCCCCACACGTCCAGGCCGTACCCTTCGGCCGTGTCGAGATTAAAAATCTTGTCGTAGAAGGCGTCGAAATTGGCGGTCTGGTCGGTGGCCCCGAAGAACGTCCCAATCAGACCTGTGATGCGGTCGCTGTCCGCGTACTGGCTGAGGATCGTCTTGCGCCAGTCGAAGGCCGGGAGGGTTCCGAATGGCGCCTCACCGATCGCCCCGATACCGACAGCATTTGAACCCACACCCGGTGGCGCCGGGTACGGCCAGTTGTTCTTGGCGCCGCTCATGTCAGATCAGAGAGACCGAGATATTGGCGGCCGAGACGACCGGGATCTGGTCAATCCGGACGGGGATCGTGAACAGGCTCGGGACGACCGCCATCATCGTCTCCTGTGCAACCGCTTGGGTTTGCGAGACCGTGTAGACGCCAGCGCCGCCGGGCGCGCCCGACACTTGCGCGGTGATCATCGTGCCCTCGGCGAGCATGCCGCTGGTGTCGTCCAAGGTCTGCCCAACGGCGAGGCTGCCGGCCGAGACCGACGCGACGGTGAGGGCCGTCCCGCTCCCCGTGCCGCCCGCTCCACCGACAGAGCCAAGGAATGTGCAGACCGGTCCATTCACGGACCCGATCAGCACGTCCACGATCTTCACCCACGACCCGAGCGCGGCGATGGGCGCGTAGTAGCGAGAGGCGAACTGCTGCCCGGCGATGCGAGCGGGGTTGCCGCCGTCCGTTCCGGCGAAAGCGCCGATGATGGCCTGCTGCACCTGAGACGCGACATCGGCCGGCACGAGCGGGCTGTTCGCGAGCACGACCGAGAACAGGATCGGCAGCGGCTTGGCGGTGGTGTAGCTCACCGAGTAGGCCGGATACGGAGGGGTGTAGCCGCTTTGCGTATCAAGCACCTGCACGGCGGTGTTGCCACTGTAGGAGCAGCCAGGCGCCTTCTTCGACCAGATCGCGCGGGCCACGTCGGCGGGAGCGCCGCCAGCCACAGCTACGAACAGGCTGTTGGCGGGCAGGGACACACCGCCAACCGTCTGCGGGCTGTTGGTCGAGTTTTCCGTCACGAAGGCGTCGATCACGCCATCCACGTCCAGCACCGCGCCGCGGATTGCACCGAGCGCCCCGATGGAGTTCTTGGCCACTGAAAGGCGACGCCGCGCCTCGAACGCTGTCCGGCTCTCAACGAGGTTCCCGAGGACGCCGTCAGCCGGGTTCGTGATCGTGTCCCAGCCAGGGATGGCTTGGTAGATCGTCGTGAGCGTGCCTGCGGGGCAAGGGATAGGCCCCACAGCCTGATTGGCGAACTGGAGGGTCATCGTGCCAGAGGCGTCGAAGGTGCCGCCAGTGAGGCACGCATACGTGTTGCCGGAGGCATCCTGCGCGAGGGCGCCGGCCGGGATCGTTACGCCCTGAGCGCCGATAACGGTGCACGAGACGACGGTCGGCTGAGCCGGATTGCGCTCAATGAAATAGATGCGGCCGATGCCGTCCTGCATCCGGCCCTGCGCGAAGGCGGGGTCTACCTGTGAGGTGTAGAACAGGAACATGTCCATCACCGCGCCGATGATGGCGGTATCGGACGTGGCGAGCTGGCCCTGCGGTGTGGTCAGATCCGGGTTGAGGTTGCCCCCGAACACCTTCTGCAGGTCGGCGATCCGGCCGGCGAGGATATCGCTCTCGACAGGCGCGATGAAGCCGCCCGCCCCGAAGGTGGGCGCAGGGACGCTGGAGGATGCCATGAAGCCTCAGAAGCCTGCAGCGGAGATCTGACCGGAAGTGTCCTTGATCTGGACCTGGCCGGTGACCTTGCGATCGGCGTAGCCGGTGAGGAAAGCGCGGGCCTGAACGACGCCCGGCACGAGCAGCGCGGCGCCCTCAAAATACGACTTCATCAGCGAGACGGGCGGGTAGTGGCCGAGCACCTGATCGAAGTACGGAACGCCGCGATTGGTGTCGTACCAGACCTCGCCAGCAAAGGTTCGGATGGACGAGGCGGCATCCTGTGCGCGGGCATAGGGCTCAGTCGCCACGGCGATGTTGCCCGACACGTCGAGGCAGAGATCCCAGGTGGCGGTATCGAGAAGTAGCGTCGATGCCATGCTCTAGGTTCCTGGCGTCGGTGCCGGCCCAGCGGCGTGGGTGTGCCCCTGAAGGCTGACCTGATCCGCACCGCCCTGCCCAGCCGTGATGTTCTTCGGCGAGGTCAGGTTGCCGTCCTTGTCGATCTTCACGCCGTTCAGGTTCCAGCCGTCCGCCTTGTTGGAGACGAGTTTGTTGCCGTTGCGGTCTTGGATCGTCAGGCCGCCGTCGCCGTCGTCGAAACGGAAGAATTGCTTGACCTCTTGAGACTCGCGGTGAAGCACGCCGTGGAACACCGAGTCCGCCATATTCGAGCGGCGCTGCGAGCCAGGGTTGGCTTCCTTCCAGTCGTTCGCCTGCGCCGAAGAATGGTCCCGGTCCATGACTGAGAAGTTGCCGACATCGCCGACTTGGGGGTCGTTGATGAAAACGCTGTCGCCGGATTGATTGCGAGGAACCGGGACGCCGTAGATCGTCCCGTGCGAAGTTGCCTTGCCCGAGCCATCCGCCATCTTCACGACGGGCTGGATATCGACCGTGCAGGCCTTCGTCGTGCTGTTGCGGTTGTGAACGGCGACGATCTTGGCGGCGTAGTGGAACCGCTTCTCGCCCATCGCCTGGTCGATCTGCGTGTCGTGCTGATTGAAGGTCGAGGTCGAGCCAGTGTGCCGGACTTGGCCGACGACGCTGTCATCCCCTCCGGACCCACCCGTGCCACCGCTCATGGCTTGCCCTGTGCTCCGACCGACGTGGTCGAGATGATCTGAAACCAGCGTCCGTTCGGGATCTCGGCATCCAGCGCCATCGCCAGCGAAATCACGTTCCACTTCCCGCAGGCCGGGGTGATCGCGCTCTTGACCTCGATCTGCCCAGCGTACCGAACCTGAGGGTTGAACAGGGTCGTCACCTCAACACCGGACTGGGTGAAGGCGGGATAGCCGACCATCTCAGGCGGCTGGATCACCGGTGTCCCGCCCTTGCGAGACTGACCCGCCGGCCAAATCGCCAGCGTACCGTTGTCGATGACCCAGCCGATGCCCGCCATCTGCGCCAGCATCTGCATCTGCGAGCGCGGGTTGCCCGGCAGGTACGGGTTCATCACCTTCGTGTTGACGCCGTTGTTTTCGAACTGAAGCCCCACCTGTTTGGCGATCTGCTCCATGGTCTTGCCCACATCGGCCGAGCCCTTGACGCTCGTGGGCTCGTTCGGCGCCCCAGCCTCATACAGGCCGGCGTGGGCGGAGATCCGAAAGCAGACCTGGGGCATACCGCGCATGTCGGCGTAGGCGAGGCTGATCGTGCCTTGGAACACCATCGTGGGCTGCTGGCCGTCCTCGTAGGCCTTCACCACGACGGTGTTCTTGTCCATCAGGTTGACCTGAGTCCCCAGCGTCGTGAGCTGGTTCATCAGCGACAGCGGCAAGCCGTAGATCGCGATCTCCGCTTGCCCCATGTCGGACCCGCCCGGCTTGACGATATCGACCGTGGCACGGTGGTCCTTGATCGTGGCGGTGTTGCCGCCCTTACCGAAGTTGCCGTTCTTCAGGGTCAGCGTGAAGTCGAGGTGCTTAGCCTTAAAGCTCATGCGGCAATCAGCTCGCTCGCTTCGAGATAGGCGAGATGGAAGCGGGATCCGAGCCCAGAATAGGCGGGATCATCAGAACCCTGCGTGTCGATGAAGATCAGGTCGCCGACGAAGCCGAGGTAATCCGAGCGCACGATCCGCGTGACGTTCAGCGCGGGCGCGCCGGCGACAACCAAAGCGTTCGAGACGTACAGATCCACGAACAGGCCGTAGAGCTTCTGATAGACGTTGATCTGGCAGGGCTGGCCCGCCAGCGTGACGGTGACGGCCTGATTGGCGACCGCCTGGACCGGGATGATTTGCATCGGCTACGGCCCGCCGCCGAAGAGGTTGTACTGATCCGGTCCGGCAGCCTGAAGACCGCTGATGCTCGACGAGGTCTGAGGGATCGTGACGCTCTGCTCGGGCAACGTGATCTCGGTGGGGGTGTCGATCGTCCCGAGATTGCCCAAGCCCTGAGGCGCCTCGGTCCCAGTGATGCCGCCGATCCCGAAATTTCCATTGCCGAGCGTGCCGGATCCTGTCCCGTTCGGATCAAAGCCGCCGACGTTGTAGCCGCCCGCGAAGCTCTGCCCTTGCGCGCTCGTGATGTCGGTCGCGCCGGGCGATGTGGGCTGAACAGCGCCACCGTTTGCCTGGTCCGCCCCTGACGGAGCCGCAGTCTCGCCGGTCTCACCGTTGGCGCTCGGTGTATCCGACCCTGTGGCATCGGCGCCTCCGGCTGCGCCTGCCGTGCTGGATCTGACCTGCCGAACTTGCCGGCACCAAACCGAGACGATGATCAGGCCGACGCCGTTCTGAGCCGTGCGGCGGTAGTCGAGGTGGACGAGATTGACCGGGGTGTAGACCGCCTCGGGGCTGACCGCGTCGTAGTAGTTCAGATCGCCGACGATGGCGCGCAGGCTGTTGAGCAGTGCGGCGCGGTTGGCCTCAGAGCCGCCGGCCGTGAACACGAGCCGGACATCGTAGGGGATCGTGACCTTGTTGTAGCTCTCGAACTGGCCCCCTTCGACGGGGTAATCCGAGATCGCCCAATCTGCCTTGTGGTCGAAGGCTACGACGTTGTCGCAGACGACGACTGGCGCTCCGCGGCGGAAGATCCCCCACTCGGCGGCGCCACTCCCGAAGAACGGCAGGCCGATTGCGTCAGCGGCGGCGAGAGCGATGCCGAGGCCCGCGTTGGCGGCAAAAGCCACTGCCGGGATGCCATCGACGTTCGGGACGTTCACGAGTTCGGGCACGTTCCAGTTCCGTTCCCCTCGACGGGCTGGCGAGACGAGCCCATTTTGCAGCGATGCGCTCGCGTACTGTGCTTCTCTGCGTTCTGTGTCTGAGTGCCGGGCCAGCAATGGCTCAGGCGCCGGACCCCTATGCCGCCAGCGTTGCCCAAGCAGCGAGAGCGCGGCTTCAAGCTAGCTACGAAGAGTTTTTAAACGGCGTTCGTACCTATTCGTATGCCATTGCCTGCGGGGCGCTTCCGCTCAAAAGCTTGGCCTACGGCGCCATCGCTCAGAAGCGCTTCTATTTCGTGAACAAACTTGAACCGTTCGAAGCGATGGAAAAGACCATCAATCAAATTTTGGCCGACGGCCCCGGCGTTGCTCGTGACAAGGGTTGTGAATTCTGGTCATCGAACCCCGATGCAGTGCTTGAGGTACGACAAGCAGCTTTGGCTGGGAGAATGCCGTGACCCGTTTTGTTGCTGTCGCCGCGATCATCATGACGAGCGCGACGCCAGGGCTCGCCATGATGCCGTCTCTTACCGACCTTCCGTCTACCCGAACCGGAGAGAGTTGCCAAAAGTGGGCCGCCTCTCAGGACGATGACGCGGTCACCATGTGGGGGCTTCTGGAAAGCGGCAAGTCATCCGACGATGTCGGGAGGCTCCGGCTTGCACTCTCCTGCCTCGGGGATCGGCCTCCCGAGATCATTAATTTTGGATCAAGCGTTGGGGCGGCGGACCAGTTTTGTCGGCACCGGCCGCACGCCCCAATCTGCCGTGTTCGCAGATAACGAACGTTAAGCCCTCGCGTAGTTCGCTGCCGCCGCGAAGGCGTGCCGCTTCATCTGCGGGCCAATGTCTCGGGCGATACCGCTGGCATCCGTGGCCGCGGTATGGATGTTGATCTGACCGATTTTTGTCTCGCTGGTAGAAGTCGAGCGGTTATCATTGGACGTGCTCGACACCGTGGCAGCCTGAGCCGCGTTCGCCTGCGCGATAGCGGCCTGAGCCCCAGCGCGCTGGGCCTGTAGGGCAGACATCTTCGCCTGATCGCCGGCAGCCGCAGTTGGAGCTTGACCGGGCTTTGAGTCTCCAGCGTAAGCTCCAGCTTCGCTCTTGAAGCCATCTGGCAACTGGAAGTGCGGCACGTCCTTGAACTTGCCGAAACTGTCGCCGCCCCACTGGATAGGGACCTTCAGTTCCTCAGCGGCCTTCTTCATCGCCTCGTTGATCTTGGTGTACTTCGCAGTGTCGAGATCGCCCACAGCGGGGTCGCCATCGGCTCGCAGGTCAACCGCGCGGCCGGTCAAGTGCTTGCTGTTTAGGGTTTTTGACCAGCCGCGCTCGACCATCTCCTTCTGGCGCTCCATGGTGCGGACGCCTTCGTGGATGTGGAACTTAATCGCGCTGATCTGCTGTGCACGTTTAATGACCCGCATCAGGTCGTTGTTCACGCCCTTGCCGTCAGTGGGGAGCGGAGACCCATCCGGATTGCTCGTGCCTGGCTGCGCAGAAGGCTTCCCCCCCGAAGGATTGGTAGCGGCAGACGCTGCGGCCTTGTCGGAGATTTCCTCACCAGCAGACGGCGCCACACTCGGAACCGTGCCGCTTGGGGCTTTATCGCCCCGAGCGAGCGCGGCCCGGAGGGTAGGGTTGTAGTTCGACCAGTTCTTTACACCGCTCTCACGCATCAACGCTAGGGCGACGCGAGTCTGCTCCTCAAGCGTGGAGGACATCGCGTTGGTTGTCTTGATGCCGAGTTTGGGGGCAAGCCGGCGCCAGTTTGAATTCAGGATCTGATAATAACCCTGAGCGGTGTAGCCTTTAGCGGTGTTCGGGTCGAGCCCTTGGGCCTTGCCCATGTAGTTCATGGTGTTTTTACCGCCGCTCTCATGCTTCATGATGAGGCCGAGCGTGTTCCGCTCTTGCGGCGTCATAGGCACGTTGTCGGGGATGCCCGGCATCGACCCGTTCTTACCTTCCGCAGCGCCGGCCGAGCCTCCACCGAAGAAGCGCTTGACGCGATTGTACTGCCGCCGGAGCCAAGGCCGCCCCCCGCCCTCGCGGCCGTACAGATCCATGGGCGGGCGCTCAGTCGCCCCGCCGGTGCCTGGGTCGATGCCGGCCGCGCCCTCGCGAGCCAGAACCTTCGGCATCTGGTCGGCAGCGATCGCGCCCAGCGCCGTCGCGCCCATCGCCAACCGGATCGCCCACCCGAGTGGCCCACCCCCGAGCAATCCCGCAACCCGCAGGATGCTTGACACGATCGCGATGGCCTTGGAGCCGACCCAGAAGACGAACAGCGCCTCGCAGATCTTGAGCAGCCCGCCGAACGACTCCGCTACCTTCAGAGCGCCGTTACCGAAATCGCGCAGGCCCTTACCGACACCGTCCCAGTCGATCCCCTTCAGCCATTCAGCGAACTGCCGAACCTTCTCGACGATGTCCGTCTTGATCCAATCCTGGTTGGCCGTGATCCATTCGCGCATCCGCGTCAGCAGATCGGAGATAGTCGGGGTCAGCGCAGTCAGGACCGTGCGGCCGAAGCCCTCGGACGTCTGCCGAAGCTCCTCCATCACGGTCTGCAGCTTCTGCGCGGCCTCGGTGTCCTCCTTGCGGACGATGCCGATCTTGCGGCTCTCGGCGAGCGCCTTGTTGTAGGCCTGCCGCCCTTGGACCAACAATGCGGCCGTGTCACGATCCACGCCGGCCTGCTTCAGCAGGTAGGTCGCGAACGGGATGCCCTGCTTGTCGGCGATGTTTTTGGCATTCTCGGCCAAGTCCCCGAACGTCTCGGACATCTCCTTGTTGAGGTTGATCTGCTTCCCGCCCAGCCCCTGGAGCCGGTACAGGTACGGCAGGATCGAGCTGTTTCCGGTGGTCTTGATCTCGTTGATGCTGTCGGCCAGCCGCTCGAACGAGCCGGCTGCAGCTGTCGCAGAACCGCCGTTGCGGGCGACCGCGCTGCCGAGCGACGAGATGACTTCAGGGGTTGAGCCAATCGACTTCGCGAGGCGGCCTAGAGCGGCATCCGCCGCCGTAATGTCGGCGGTGAACGCACCGATCGCCCGCCCCGCCGTGAAGATCGCGAACAGCTTGAGCGCGTTGCGGGCGAGCTTATCGACAGCTTCGGCCGCACCATCCATCGACTTTTCGATGCCAGCGCCGTGCTTCTGAGCGGCCTCACGGGTCTTGACGATGGAAGCTGCCGCTTCCTTCTGCCCCTTGGTGAACTGCTTCGGGTCAAGGCCGAGTTCAACGACAAGGCGGTCGATTACGGTCGCCATGCGCTCAGCCCTTCGGAGCAGTCACCCGCGCGTTGTGCGCATCGATCTGGATGACTTCGATCATCCGGTAGGCGTCCTCGATGCCGTACACGGTGTCGAGTTCGTGGAGTGTCGCCATTTTGGCGGACAGGATCACACCAATGGTCCGGGGGACGTTCGGGTAATCACGCCAGCCGCGAGGGGTGCCGTCTGCCCCGACTGACCCGACTTCAACGGGTTGTCGGGTACCGAAAAACCCAGATGGAGTTCAAGAACCGCCTTTCTTAATCGAACGCGGGTCAGAACCTCCTCAATGTCGTCCTCAATCAGCGGACGCCGCACTTCTGGCTTCTCCGGATTGGGCACGATCTCGACGCAGGTCAGCACCTCGTCGAGGAGGGGCTTCGCGTCGGCATGCTTCAAACCGGACAGGGCTTGGATCCCCATCAGAGCCACGCCGGCCATGCCAGCGCCGCGGACATCGTCGGGAACGTCGGCCCCGGCATTGGTGAGCGCCAGAAGCGCCCGAAGGCCCCAATCCTCGGCGTGCGAGGCCGACATCTCGGTCAGGAAGAAGGTCTTGCCTTCGTCTCGGTCGGGAGTGATCTGTCCATCCCTATCCGGCATTGCGCGGATCGTGAGCTTCGCGGTCTTGCGAGCCATGCGGGCTACCTCAGACCGGCGCCGGGAGCACGGACTCCCAACGGATCGTGAACTTCCGCGGCTGGAGCACCTTCTTGGCGTCCGGCATGATCGGAGCGCTGATCAGGAAGCCCTTGGTGTGCGCATATTTCCGATTGGTGCCGGGCAGGAACGTGACGCCGAACGCGGTGTAGATCTCACCGGCTTGGCGCATCGCGGCGATCCACCGATCGAAAAAGTCGATCGACGGGCTGTCGGCCATGAGGCTGATGCCCTGCGAGACCGGGTTGTAGACGTAGCCGCCGGACAGGATGCCATCGACACCCATCATGGTCTCGGCCTGCTCCAGCGCCTCGGTGTCGTAGATGTCGTCGGCGGCGAAGCCCTGCATCTTCTGAGCGACGGGGAAGAGCCCCGTCACCCCTAGGGTCAGGCTGGCATTGGAAGAGGTGATCGACATGGTCTCTGGCTCCTAGATCGCAGCGATCACTGCACTTCGATGCTGGCGAGAACGATCTGATGGATCGAGCCGCCATCCGTGTAGAACAGGGTGCAGGGCGGCGACTTGCGGGCCTGGCGCACCTGCGGGGCGGCGTCCGCGATCTTGAGGTACCAACCGCGCTGCGAGACGGTGTCGGCAACGCCGGGCAGGCCGATGGTGTTGTTGATCTGCGCGATCTGGCCCTGAGACAGGGTGATGCCGGGGGCGATGACGCGGGCCTTCAGAGCCGCGTTGATCGGATCCAGGCAGGCCGCCTCGACCAGCGCGTAGCCGTCCGTATTGTACGGCAGCGAGTTGACCTGAACCATCATGTTCAGGATAGCGAGCTGCAGGGCGTTGTTCAGCCAGATCTGATTGACGTAGCTGTCGAGCCACTGGAACGGCCCTGACACGGTGCCCTCGGCGAAGATGACGAACATGTTGTTCGCCGTCGCGTAGGCGCCGTAGTAGTTGTAGCCGTTGGCCGTGAGGTTCGAGGCGGTCAGGAGATCGGTGACGCCAGCGACAAGGCCGGTCTGCTTCTTGAACTTGGTGGTGATGCGGCCGTTCTGACGATTGAAGTCGATCGACGCGATCATCCCGCAGACGAAGGCCGGGATGCCCTGAGGGCCGGTCTCGTAGATCGGCACGGTGCCGGAGTAGTTCAGCAGCTTGAGCTGAGCGCCGAAGCTCGACGTGGCGTTGGAGCTGACGGCCGGGGCCGTGTCGAGGTCGCGGACGATGTAGGCGAAGCGGTTGTTCTGCGCGTTCGTCCACGCGGCGAAGGCCAGCTTCTGCGTGTTGGTGCCGACCGCGCCGCCATCGGGATCAAACAGCGTCGCGAAGGTCGCCCAGTTCTGGGTGTACATCGCGAGGTTCGACATGAAGTTGCCGGGCGTGGTCGCCGCGGCACCCTGCGAGATGGTGGCGCCGGTCGCCTGGCTGAGGAACAGCGCGTCGGCGAGCGCGCCGGTGGCATAGGCAGCTGTTGAGGGGCCGCCGGTGATGCCGGAGCTGATCAGGAAGCCGCCCGAGATGCTGTCGAACGAGACGACAACCGGAGCGGCCGAAGCGGTGATCGTGCCGGAGGCGACGGTCTGGCTCGGCGTGACGTAGTAGGTGCCGGCGAGCCCCGTACCGGTGCCAAGGCCGGTGACAACCGTGTTGGCCGCCGTGCCGGAACCCGAAAGCACCTGACCGACCGAGATGGTGCCGGTGGAGACCGCCGATACCGTCAGAACGCCGTAGGAGGCCGTCAGGGCGCCGCTAGCCACAATCTGGGGCACGGACACCGCGTAGGTGCCGACGCCGCCTGCGACGCCCGAAAGCTGCGAGGTAACGATGGTGTTGGCGGCCACCCCGGCGCCCGAGACAACCGAGCCCGGCACGAGCGAACCCGAGGTGGCAGCGGTCACGGTCAGGACGTTGCCGGCGATTGATCCGGTGACGCTCGCGGTGCCGGGGGCGATAGCGCCGGTTACCGAAGCGACGCCGGGCAGCGCAGCATTGAGCGCGGCCTGGATGAGGGAGCCTGCTGCAGTGTAGCTGGTCGCGGCCGACAGGTTCAGGCTCGACGCGGTGTGCGGGTAGCCGTCCATGACGACAGTGAGCGAGCCGGTCATCGCCTGAAGCGCGGGGAGGCCGATGCTGTTGACCGGGCCGCCGCGCAGGTACGCAGCGACCGCAGCCGAGGGGTACTGCGCAATCAGCAGCGACGCTGGCTTCTGGGTCGAGGTGTCGAACCCGTTGAAGTAAATCTGCGCGCGGGAGTACTCGGTCGAGGACAGACCGAAGTAAGAGCCCACCGCCCCGGCGGACGGGAATGCCAACGGCTGTCCGACCGGCACGCGCGAGTTCTGCGTCAGGAAGACGGCGATCAGGTCCAGGGCGTTGCCGCCCGCGTTCAGGACCTGCGGTAGAACGCTGACGATAGCGCTCGCTGGAATGGTGCTCATGCTTCGTCCTCAGGCAGGGAAGAACAGGTCGGCCGCGACACGGTCGACCACGACCTCGTCCGCGAACTCTTGGTCTGGGGTGATGGTCTGGTCGGCCTGGAGATGGCACTCGACCACGTAGCGATCTTCGGTTTGCTGCTCGCCCGTCTGAAACGGGATCTGCTTTGGGTCGTCGGCAAAGAGCGGCGAGATCGGAAGACCTGAGGCCTTCAGCAACTGAACGCCCACGTCGTCGCGCAGGACGGTCGACATGGTTTGCGCCATATCGGAGGCGCGACCCATGTCCTCGCTATGCACGTCGAGTTGGAAGACGACCCGCGTGGCCTGCTTCAGCCCGAGCGAACCGGCCGCCAACCAGCGGCTGGTCAGCGTGATCGGCGCGGAAAGGGTTGCGGAGCCGTCCGGGTTAATGGCCTTAATCGTTGGGCTGGGCGAGACACCCGTGCCGAACACCGGGCGCCCAACCTCCAGAACACCGGATGCCAACTGCTGAACGACGAGGCGTCCCGCGGTGATCACGCCGAGAAATTTGCAATCTCGGTTCTGGACGATGTTGGTTTCCAGCCTATCCCGCCGAATGACCGTCATCACCACGAAGTCGCCTTTGGGCGAGGCGACGTTGTTGTTCTGGCCTTCGATGACCGAGACGCCAGTGGGCAGGATGGCGAGTAGAGCCGTCCGCAGAGCCGCCTGGATCTGCTTGTGGCTCGGGACCGGTGCGTAGCCCATCAGGTGCTGTAGGAGGCCTGAAGGGTCACGGAACACTTCCTCCAGCCCGAGGCGTAGGCCTCAAGGACGGCGGTCACCTGCCAGACGGGCGAGGCGCCGGTGGCGGGGTCGGGAGCGTCTTCGGGCATCAGGCCCGGCGGAAAGACGATCTGGTCGCCGCCGCGCTTGTCGATCCGGATGATGCCGGTGACATCGGCCTCAAGGTAGACGATGCGGGAGACGCCCTGGATGTTCAGGCCGTCCAGCTTCTGCTGGTCACTGTAGGAGGTCGGCTGCACCTGAGCGCGGGCCGTCATCTCCTCATAGGTCGGGGTCTGCGTGCCCGCGTCGTCGGTCTCGTACCCGGTCGAGCGGTTGATCGTGACCATCACGTCGGGGTTGACCCGCTGGATGGCCCGGTTCGCGATACCGCGCAGATTGATACCGGGCATGGGCTACTCGACTTTGTAATCCACGCTGTTCAGCATCTGGCCGGTATCCACGAGCGGCTTCGCGGAGCCCTTCCGAGCCACAGTCGCGGGCGAGAGTGCTGGCGCGTTCGTATCCACAATCGACTGCTGCAACTGGCCTTTGATGCCGGCGCCGACCTGCTCCATGGTACGGGTCGCGTCGTAGCCATTGGCCTCCAGAACCGCCGCGATTGCATCTCCCCAGCCGGGGCTCTTGTCCGCGATCATGTTGCGGAAGTACGGGCGGGGCGGGATCTTGCGGGCTGGAGCGCCGAACTCCTGAATGGCGGCAACCATCGGGACAGAAGTGCCGTCAGGGTAGGTGCTATTCTCGATGAAGCCCACGGAGAGGTTCGCTGGGCGTGAAACCTTCGCCGCGAGTTCGCTCAGGCGCTTCTCCAGCGCCGATCCGCCTTTGATGGTGACCATGCCTCAGAAAGCCCGGCCGAAGCCGCCGTAGCCCCGTCCTAGGCCATGGTAGGCCCCACGGCCGGGGATGTAGCGCATGGACCGATAAGCAGCCGTCGCGTTCCAGAATGCGTAGCCGTAGCTGGTCTGCTGATACCAGCCAGCGGTGCCCGCCTCGACGACGAGGCCGCTGCTTACCGAGACAGAGCCCTCAGACGCGGACGTGATAGGCCCAACCAGGCCAGAAGCAGACGAGCCATCAGGGTTCAACGCGCCGAGCGATGCGATGTGCGAGACGAGCATGTTGAGCAGAATGAGTTGCTGCTCGGCACTCTCGACCGGACCGGTCCCATCATTGCGCAGATACAGCGTCGCCTCAGTGAAATAGGCGTTGGCGAGATCGTCCGACACGTCCCGAAACTCGGGGTATCGGAGACGCCACATCTGCGGGTTGAACGTCGCAACAGCACCCATCAGCGCAACCCCGTGAGTGCCCTCAGCAGCTTGCTCCGTCGTTTCGGAGCGGAGACCGGCTCAGGTTCGGCCTCCATCTCCGGTTCGGGCTCGGCTACGCTGCTAGCGCCTTGCCCGCCGTAAAAACCTCGCCGTTCTTCACGAGGTCGGTGTCGGCGTTGAGCGCCATCCACTTGGCGAACAGGTCGGCGTCCACGGGGGTGAAAACCTCCGGGCCGCCGCCGTTGCCGGCCAGTTCGATGGTGCCGACCGGCACGAGCGTGCGGACATCGCCCTCCCCGGCCCAATCGTACACGCCGAGGCGCATGCCGAGCGGGTGGGTGCAGCCGACGTTGATGGTGTTGGTGTCAGCCATGGCGGGCCTCCAGCGCGAATTGGTTAGAGGGTCTTGGCGGCCTTAGTCGCGCGCTTGGCGGCGTCGGCATCAGCCTTCGGATCGGTCGAGACCTGCTCGCCCAGGATATCGCGCTGGGCTTCCGCCTCGGCCTGAACCGGGTCAGCGCCATCGGCACCGGCAACCTGCGCACGCGCGCCGCCCTTGAACACCGCCCCTGAGGTCATCAGGTCGCTGTCCTTGTTCATCTCGGACCACTTAGCCCAGTGATCCGCGGGGATCTCGGTGAAGGCCGCATCGTCCTCCAGCCCGAGGCCGCTGGTGTTCTGGCCCAGATGCGCACCGTTGCCGGCGAGGTCGTAGCGGGCGGCCTCCTTGAGCATCTGTTCACCGTCCGGGCCCTTGACCCAGTCCGAGACGCGCAGGACGAGGCCGCTCGGAAGCCGGCAGCCGATTTTTACCGTGTCAGCCATGCTGGCCTCCTACTGCCTGGGCGCGTCCTGCGGAGCGATGCCGCGGACGTGCTTCTGGGGGTTCTTCGGGTCGATGCCTTCAAGGCCAGTCACGACCACGTCGTGCTGGCGGCCGAACGCCTCGACATCCTCACGCTTCTCGCTGGCGAACACGATGCGGTTGCGGACGAGGTCCGAGTTCCTGTTCGCCTCCAGCCAATCGTCCCAGAGCTTCTTCGGGACGTTGGGAGTGATGCGGTAGCCGCTCGCGGTGAGCAGCGGCGGGCGGGGATCGCCGACACGGGCCGAGGTACCGCCGAGGACGATCTGCTCGCCGTTCGGCACGAAGCACACGACTTCGCGCACGCCGCCGCCCTGGACCAGTTCCGGCACGATGGTCCGGTCCATGCCACGCAGGATCAGGCCATTGGGCATCTTGCACGCGACCGAGACGACTTCCCGGGCCGCGTGAATGGTATTGCTCGGCGCCGAACCGATCGGGGCCGAGGGCTGGTGTCGCTCGGGCTGCGCCATCTCAGACGCCCACCATCGACGCGATGGCGTAGGGCTGACGGATGATCGCGCCCCACGCCCCGCCGGACCACTTCTTCTTGTAGGCCGTGGTGTCGGTCACGAGGTTGTGCTGACGCATCTTCTCGCTGTAGGCGCAGAAGCCGGTCTGCTGGCCATCGACCGTCTTGGCGATGAGCTGCATGAAGTTGCCGGCGGCCATGCCCTGCGGGAACGCAGCGGACTGCTTCCCGTACTGAACGGCGGTAACGATCTTCAGCCGCGGGAACTCAGCCTGCAAGGCCTCGCGGACCTTAAGGTTGAACTGGTTAATGTAGCCCAGCGCGGTCGAGACGCCCGGCGCCACGGCCAGGATCAGTTCGTCCTCGGCCGTGACGTAGCCAGCGGTCTGCGTGACGAGCTGCGTGAACAGCGAGTACACGTCGTTGTAGACCTCGTTGGCGGTCGCGTTCGGGGCACCGCCCGTGGTCTGCCAGGTCGTGCCACCGGCCGCCTTGGTTGCCGGGGTCAGCGGGGCCGCCAGCACCGGGTCGTTCAGCAGGCCGTAGTTCTGCAGGCCGGCGACGCCGAAGAAGTAGATGGCGTTCTCAAACCGACCCATCACGTTGGCGGCGGCAGCGTCCTTCTCGGCCACGAGGTTGATGCCGGCGAGACCTGCCCGCTCCGCCTCGCGCTCCCCGTACTCGGTCATGACCTGGTACAGGTAGTTCTGGCGCATCGGCCAGTTCATGTTGACGTTGGTCATGCCGTTGTTAGAGTAGTCGTCGTAGGACGAGACTTCACCAACGTGCTCCAGCACGCCGAACGCGATGGTGTCCTGCAGCCAGTTGCCCTTCTGCTCCTCACCGAAGATCTCCGCAGCCTTGTTGGGCACGAAGCGGACGGTGATGACGTTCGGGTCGATGGTCGTGGTCAGCAAGGCGGGAATGCCGCCGTTGGCCACGGTCTGCAGCACCGGCAGGGCGTCATAGGCGACCGAGTAGTCGCGCTTCATTTCGGGGGTGGAGTACATCTCCACCGACTTGAGATGGACGCCCTTCTCGGCCAGCATCGGCCGATCAGCGAGGAACTGGGTACGTGCTTCCTGAAGGTTCATGGTTATTCTCCGTCTGAGTCCGTCCGTCAGCCGTTCGGCACAGACGAGAATTTGAAGACTTCGCCGACAGCACCCACCGAGTGGCAGTACCACTTGGTCTCGGTGAAGCCGGCGACGGTGGCCCCAGCATCGCCGGTGGCAAGGCTGCCGTCAGTGTTGTTGGCGAAGACCTTCTGGTTGACGGCGGTCGCCGCGGAGCCGCGGTTCTTGCCCCAGAAGGCGCCGGTCTTCATGAGCGCGACCGGGAAGCCGGGCGGGATCGTCATGCCGGTCTCGGCCAGGAACGTGGTGATCAGGCCCTGCTGCTGACGATGCAGGAACCCGGTCGGCGCGCCCGTGCCCGAGTTGGTGATGCTGGTTGGCGTGCCGTTCGGATCGTTCGGCGCGGTCGCCCAGTGGAAGCGGCCGATGACGGCGCCGCCTGAGCCGACGATCAGACCGCCGGGGCCGGCAATGACCGAGTGCCGATCCCAGGTCGCGTCGGCGAAATCGCCTTCGACGCCCGGCGCCGGCTGGTAGTTGATGGATGCGGGGAAGCTCATGGTCTCGTCTCCTGTTCAGAGCGCCGATCAGGCGGCGTGACCGATGCGGGAAGTGCCGAAGCGCTCGTCGAAGCCCTTGGCGGCGGCGGCGTCCATGGCGGTGCGGGGGGCGGCCTCACGCGAGCGCTCGCCCGCCTTCGGCTTGGCCGAGATGATGTCCATCAGGGCGTCGGAGTGCTTGCCCTTGTGGGCGATGCCGAGCACGTCGCAGGCCTTGCGCTCCACGGCCTCAACGCTATCGAAGTCCATGGCGAGTTCGCCGACCCACGGGGCGACGCGACGGCGAGCGTCGGCGATGCCATTGATGTGCGCGGTGGTCTCGCGGATCGCATCGGCGCGGGCATCGGCGCGAACCTTGGCGATCTCAGCGTCCATGGCGGTCTTGCTGACCATGCCGGCGGTCGCCTTGCGGATGCGAGCCTCGATGAGGGCAGCGTCCATGGCCTTGTCCTTCTTCTCGTCCTGGGCCTGCTCACCACCGCCCATGGCTTGGCACCCAGCGATGACCTTTTCACGGTCCTCGGGGCTGAGTTTCCGGCACATCTCAATGCAGGCTTCAGCCGCATCAGCGTCGTCGTTGACCTCCCCACCTTCTGCGCCTTCAACCGCGGCCTTCACGTCGGCTTCAGCTTCCGGCGGCAGGATCTCGGCCAGCGCCTCGATGACCTCGGCCACGTCCTCAATGTCGGCGTCCTGGGCGAGCTTGCCCTTGGTCGCCTTCATCAGGCCGAGCACCATGGCGGGCACGGACGACTTGAAGGTCTTGGTGTTGACGCCTTTCAGGATCGGATCAAAATCGATCGCGGCATCCTTGGCGAGCTTGGGACGAAGGTAGACAGCCAGAGCGCCGCGGGTCTGCGCAGCGGCCGGCGACAACTTGGCCGTGTTCATTATGAACTCCTTGAAGGTGATAGGCGCTGCGTCCCATGCTCGAACGTCGCGCCCGGCTCGACCACGCGGCACGAATGCTACGTGTGACCCATCGATGTCCCTCATAACCCCGTCGTAGACTTCGCCTTCTGGCGTTCGTCCCGGCGTCATGTCGGCTCGATAGCGGTAAGCGGCAGAAAGCTCGGCGGCTTCTTCGCTTTCAATCTTGGTGATCGCTGGCCCCGGCCAGACGTCCAGCGCCGTCATGAGGTACGGCGCTTTCCAGTAGACATCTCGCGTCCCCCCAACCGTGTTGAGGTGGTCGTGATTGTCCGCGTCGCTCTCCCAGTGCCCCATCATCAGGGGCTTGCCGGAGAAGGTACTGGCAGCCTTCTCAAGCTCTTCAGGATCGCGATAGAGCTTATAAACTCGGTCGGCATCTAAGCCGAGTGCGCGCCAATTTATGATCTCCCGCCCGAAATACGGGCAAACATTGCTTTTGGAGATCGGCGTGGCAGAGATGTGCAAGTGGCCGTCGTTGTCCTTCGTTCGGAAGGACTCCTGCACGGCGGCGCGGTCCAGCGCGAGCCGGACCTTGGTGTCGACAGAAAGGAGCATGAGATGCAGCCGAGTTACGCTCGGCCGCGTGATCAGCCGAAGCCGGGAACCACAGCCCGAGACACGCACCGGCAGTTGATTAACTCGCCGGGCAGGACGTACTTCTTCTCGTCAGGGTCGTACCAGCCCTTCGCGACATCAAACGTGACCTTGTCGCGTCCGGCCTTCGCGTGACTGGGCCTAGGGTGCTTGCCGCCCCCGCTGTGGACCCAAACGGCTTCCTGGATACCAACCTCTAGCAGTCTGGCTCGGGTGAGCGACGCGGTCGCCTTGTTGGACTGGTCGCGGGCGATAAAGGCCGCTCGGCGCTTCGTGACCCCGAACTGGTCTTGCAGGTCCTTCGTCAGTTGCCCGAGGTCACGCCCCGTAGCCACGCTGCGCATTACAGCCCCCTCGACCTTGGACAGGTGCTGCTGGGCGATGCTTTTGATCAGCGAGACGTTCTCGTGGACCACCGAGTTGACCACGTCGCGCTGGGCGCGGGTCATCGTCCACTCGACCGTGAAACCGCCCTTCTTGAGTGCCGCCTTCAGAGCCACATCCGAGCGCTGGCTGACCGACTGCGCGAAGTAGGATGCCAGATCGGCCGCTAGATCGTTAAAACGGGCCGTCCAGCGGCGTGTGAGGGCTCGGACGGCCCTGCGTAGGGTTTCGACCGGAAGCTCGTCCTGAGCCAATTCTGGCGCGTTCTTGCGGTACGCCGCCTTGAGCCAATAGGCGATGGAGCGATCCATCTCCGACAGAAGCGCAACCAGACGCCGGCGATACTCGGCCTCAATCCCAGCGTTAGGATGGATCGGACGTAGGACTGTCTGCCCCGCCTTCTGCCGTTTCACCGAGCTTGCCACGCAAGTCCTCCGGCAAAGGGATTTGCTCGCTGCGGATCAGGCGGCCGGCGCGAGCGTTGACCCCGGATCGTCGCTCTTCAGGTAGATCTTGAAGCACCTGATCCAGCGTCTTCATGCCATCGGCCTCGACCCGCTTCTGAAGCTCAGCCTGTCGGGCAAGCTCCAGCATCTCGTCCATGCTGAAATCGATCACGCCTTCGTCCGCCTGCGGGCATTGCCGAAGGCTTTGCGTAACCCGGTTCTGCGCGTGGCGGAAGACGCCGCGTCGTAAGACAGCTTCTCGCCGTGATCGGCCTCGTAGCGCTTCATCAGTTCGGAGCGCTTGATGAAGACCTGACGGCTGTCCTTGTTTTGCCGCAGGGTCTCGATCTCCTGCATCTCAGCAGGGTAGGCCTCGGCGAGCGTCTGATCCGTGGACCGATACCGCGCCTTGGATGCCTCGGCTTCCGCCTTGCGAGCAGCAGCCTCACGCTCCTTGCCAGCCTCGCCCGAGATCTCGCGCTCGATCGCCTCGTCGTCGTGCCCTTCGTCGCGCAGCCGGTCTTCGGTTTCCTCACGATCCGCCCAGTAGGAGGCGCCCTCGGGTCGGTCCAAGGCGAGCACAAGGTGGTGCCCGTCCTGGCTGTCGTCGAGGTAATGACCGTACTGGTTGAGGTAGTCCTCGGCCGCTTGGTGGGCGCTGGCCCGATCCTCATCCCGAGCATCGTCGCTCAGGAAGCTCGGCTCGTTGCGATGCCCCTCAAACGAGTTCTGAAGCTCGGCGAGAACCGAGCTGTGATCCAGTTCGCCGTTCTCATCAAACGAGAGCGGGGCGTGAAGGACGATCTTGCTCGGGTCGTGCTGCGCGATGGCAGCCTCGATCGCCGCCTCGTGATCCTCGTCCTCGTCGCCGCCCGGCGCGATCACCTCGTCGTGGTGGATGTCGTAGGGCTCCGCAGGCTCGGCATCGTCGTCGCCGCCCTCATCATCCCCATCGTCTTCGTCCGGCTCGTCTTCGTGTGAGGATCCGGATGAGCCACCGCCGGATCCAAACTGGCCATTGTTGGCCCGAGGGTGGTCGCCTTCTCGCCAGTCATCGCGAGCTAGGTTGAACATGCGATCCAAGGCCGGGCGCTGTTCCTGCTTCTCCTGAACGCGACCGAGAAGCCCTTGGGCAGCATTCTCGCCACCGGCCTCAAGCCCCTCGCCGACCTCTTCCTCAAGGTCGGGCAGATCGTCGGGGTCAAGGCCGTGGTAGATGCTCTCGGGGTCGTCCGCGAGGCGCTTGCGCTCTTCTGCCGGCGTGAGAGCCCCGCTATCGATGTAGACCTGAGCGGTGTCGGCTTCGAGCTTCCGGACCTCGGCAAGCTCCTTGTCCGACATGGACCACAAGGGCTCAAACGCGAAGGTGATCTCGGGGTCAACTTCGCCGTAAAGGTCTAGCTGGATCAGGCCTAGAACCGTCGTTAGGTGCGGCCGGATCTGAGACTCTTGCGGGTGCGCATTGACCCAGTCGTAGAACGCTCGGATTTCACCATCTGTCGAGGCATTTAGCCCAGCCGGGCCGATGCCGAGAAACTTGATCAGAGGCACGCCACCGACCGAGGCGATGTGCTCTTGGCTCTGTGCCTGCAGCACGTCTAGCGTACCGAGCGGCGCCGAGACGTTCTTCAGATCCTCGGTCAGCTTGTCGAGCACAAACGTTCCGCTGTTGTCGCGGAAGTCGTTAAACAGCTCGACGCGCTCCATCAGAGACGGGTCAACGACGCCGAGCGTGTTGCCCATCTGCGTGGCGAGCACCATGACACTGAACGCTCGGACCAGATCCGACACGTTCTGACGCGTCTTGAGCCAGTTATCGACGGTCGGCTTGAGCAACTGGCTGAGCGAGATGCCGCCGAAGCTGTAGGCCGGCTTCAGGATATCGGGAACCTCACGGCCAACGAAGGTCAGGAGGCGGGTGCGATGGACGGGCTTACCTTGAACCAACCAAGTAGCGGGCCGATACCAATCAGAGGCGAGAGGATCGCTCGTGTTGTAACCGCTCGGGTACGCCCAAAGCGCGTCGATGACTCGAAAGCCCTTCAGGCTGCCCTTCGCGACTTTCGCCCGGCTGGCGGCATCGGTGCCGTCGCCGATTGAGGTCGCCAGTTCAGGCCCGGCCGCACCGAGATCCACAAAAAGGTGCCCCCGGCCCATGTAGCCGTCACCCTCTAGGGCACGGCGGAACAGGTCGCGGACATGGAAGCGGTCTAGAGCGGCCTCAATCTCCTTGATCTTGTCGGCCTTGTCCGCCCCGGCGGCTTGGATTTTGATCCACTTCCGGGTGGCTTCAGTCGCGATGATCTCCACCATCCGGCGGATCTCAGGGATCTGGGCCTGAATGGCGAGTTGCGCGAAACCGGGAAAATTCCCGTAGGCTCCGAAATAGCTTCCGAGCGACTGCTGCGCCCACGAGCCGATGCCTGGGGCCTCATCCATCGCCATACTGGCACCGCCAGTCACCTCAGGCGGGTGCTGAGCGGCAAGGAACGGCTGGACGGCCTGTGGCCGCTTGCGCGTGGTCTTTGCCAGCGCACGAAGCTCCGGAGCGATCTTGAACGGCTTCCGCTCGACGGGCGCTTCAGCCACTGAAGTGCCGGCTGGCGCGCTGGCCTTCGCTCGATTGCGGCGCTGGGCTCGGGTCATACTCAGGTCCCGAGGTTGAACGTGAAGCCTCCGCGTCGAGGCATTTTCGCGAGCCGGCGAAGCTCGGGATCGATCGTCAGAGGCTGCCGGGCATGGGCCTTGTGACTGACCGCTAGCGCGAGCGCGCACACGCAGTCATCGTGGAAGCCATCCGGCGCCGTGTAGCGAACCCCTGTCCGCGTGTACTCGTACTCGAAGTTCTCAAGCTCTGACCGGATCGGGCCTTCAGGGATCGCGATCTCCATTTTCTGGATCGCGACCGCTAAACCTTCCATGATCCGCTGCTTGGACTCGCTCGTGAATTTGAAGCCCTCGAACCGGGATCCCGGCCGCTTCTGCAGCATCTCCAGGATCGGGTCGCCAACTCCGGTCGAGTCTACGAGGGCAGGCACGGAGCCCGTCGCCTCAGCGATCCGGTCCATGGTGGCGTCCCAGGGCTTCTGGAAACGCTCAAACCGGCAGATGCGCCCCTCAGCATCCAAGGCGATGCCAACGGTCCAATCCACCGACTTGGCCAGATCCCAGCCCCAGGCGATGGGCTTGCCGTCAGACAGTGAGCCGATGCAATCGGCGATGGCCTTCAAGCCGAAGGGGTTGCCGCCGTCGTCGGATGGCTCGGCGAGATATAGCTCCCGGAACACGGCCTCAGGCAGATCAGACCGAGCTTGGTCAATCTCAGCCTGCGAGAGGATGCCGGCCTGGATCGCGTCGAACGCCGTGATCCGCTTGTAGGCCATCCCGGGGGCGCCTGCCTCAGCCTTGCGAGCCAAAGCAAACGCCCAATTCTTCCGGCCCTTGACGTTGCCGATGATGCGGATGGGGCCGCGCGTCGCCGTTAGGGTCGAGCGAACGGCGTGCCAGCTCTCCTCACGGCAGCGGCTCGCCTCATCGACGACCGCGCTGTAGACATCCTCGCCATAGAGGTTGTTCGGCTTCTCGGCCGATTTGAACCACATCCGCCGACCGCCCGGCAGCTCAATCCATTTGTCCGTGTCGTGGGTCTTGATGATGTCGTGGGGCAGGCCCCGCTTCATCCGCTTGTAGGCGATCTCGGCCTGAGGATAGACCGGAGCCACCCACCAGTGGTTCTGCCCTTCACCGCCGAACATGGTCTGCTCAGCCAGCCAGATCAGGCAGGGCGCGGTCTTCCCGCACTTGGTCGAGCCTTCAACGACCCCGTAGCGTTCCGTGCCGAACAGCGCCTCTCGCTGGTAGTCGGCCAGCCAGGGGCGCTCGTACTCAAAGGCAAGCGTCACGATTGCGCCGGGCGATCCAGCTTGAACGTAAATACCGCGCCCTCACCATCGGGGCCGGTGTGCTTGTGAAGCTGCGCAACGCCGAGGTGCTTACCCATCTCAGTCAGGGCCGCGACCTTGCTGTGCATCTTGACCTTGAGCGCGCCGTCCTTGGTCTGGCTGATCTCAGCCACAGCAGCGGCGGCGTCATGGTCAATGGCATCAGAGCCGATCAACTCTACCTCGTTGAAAGCTCGCGTCTCGGGTATGCCGTCCTCATCGACCTTGTCGGTCTCGGCAACGTTTGCCCGCCAAGCGACGACGCTGCGAATGTCACTGAAGCCAATGCGGGCCAGCTCAGTCAGAACGCGGTCCGCGGTGACGCGAGTGCGCACTGAGCGCTCTGCCATCGCATCCGCGATCGCCTTGCCCACCTCAACATGCTTCAACAGCCGGCCGCCCTGTGAATAAGCGGTATCCTCACTGTAGCCGGCCCTGATTGCGGCCTGAGTAGCGTTCAGGTCGATCAGGTACTCGTCAACGAAAAGCTGCTGCTGCGTGTTGAGTGCCATGGGCGCTAAGCGCCCTCAGCGCCGGTTTTGATTATGATCTGACGATTGGTGTGCAGCCTAGCCCAGTGTGCCTCGATGCCTTCAGCGATGTATGCGCGAGGCTTGGTGGACTGGGTGTGCTGGGCGAGGGCTTGACCGTTGGATGCCAGGGTGGGCTGCTTGCCGGCCTGGGGAGATGAGAGGCGAAGGACGGGGCTGCCGGGGAAAGGATCGCGCATCAGCGTCTGTTCCCGAATTGAGTGAGCAGCACGAGGGCGCCGATTAGTGCGAGGCAGCCGAGCATGAACATGGCCGGGCTCGCATAAGGTCAGCGCCGGCAGTCAGCCAAGCGAGCGTGAAGTGCGTCGGGAGCCAAATCCAGGTTAGGAGGGCGTCCGTGTCGGGCATCAGTTGACGTTCAGCCCGATTGCGAGAGCCAAGACGATGACCATCGGGACCAGGACGGACAGAGCGCCTTCCAGCATCGGGCGGCCTGTTTCGTTCATCCACTCGCGCTCGGATCGCTTCAGCATCACACCCGCTCCGCGCTGTCGTCCAGATCCGCCAGCTTGATCCCGGCGAGGTCTAGATCCCCGTCTTCGATCTCGTCCCAATCCTCGGGGAGGAGCGTGATCTGGTCGAAGTGACAGGGCTCATCGGGGATCATTTGCCAACGATGGCTCCGAAGCGCCGGTCGTACTCGGCTTTCCAATCGCCGAGGAACCAAGCCTGGCCTTCAGCCGGGGTAATCTTGCCTTGGCAGATCATCCGCTTGCAGAGGCCTTCAAGGCGGTTCTTGTCTTCCTGGTTGTAGGCGCCGTCCCCGGTTTCTGGCCACAGGTTGGCGGGCACATCAGCGCCGCCGCACTCCAATGGCACGCGGTGATCCACGGAACAGCCATGAGGCCCGGCGCACCAGCCAGCGCGCTTGTTCGCGAGGCCGTAGGCGGTGAACGCGGCAGTCTTCTCGCTCTGCGTGGTGTGGCGCCGCTCGGCCGTCTTGTGGTGGCAGAGAATGTCGAGGTCTTGGGTCTCCACCGCTCCCGGCGTCAGGACCGGATCCGGCTCTGTGCCATCGCTGTCGGCTGCATGCGCAAACGAGGATAGCCCAGCCAGGAGGGCGAGCGCGGGGAGAAAGCGCATGGGCTATCCGAAGTAGATCGGGATGCAGGAGGATCTACGCCTGCGCTTGTCCCCGCTGGGGCTTACGCAGCCAGCGTCCCGAGAGGTATCGGCGTCCAAAGGAAGGACTCGAACCATCGACCACCCGCAAGGCGGGCCCTCTAACCCCTGAGGTACGATGGACGCCGAACTGTGAGCCCGAGCGCTCTGCGCTATGGGGCGAAATTTTAGCTCAGACCGTTACCAGATCTCGGGTCGACTTGAGCGGCATTGATTTCTGAAACGATCTCATTGCGTCTGGCGGCCCCACCGAGATCCATCATCTCTACAAGGCCGTCCTCGTCAGTGCCGTATCGGGCGGCCACAACCGCAATCTTCGCCCTAGCTTTTGCAACCCGGGCGTCGAGCTCCGCATCGTTGCAGCCGAACAGCTCTTCGGTCGATACCTCCAGATCCTCTTCGCGAACAAAGCCAAGGGGCATCTGATGGCTGCCTGATTTTGGGGGCAATGACGGACGTCTGCCTCGGCGCTGAGCCGTGGGCCGGGTCCGGTGGACACATCCCGCAAGGGGCAGTCGGGGCGGCCCAGGGCTCGCACACACCGGATATCCTGACCGGAGAAATGCACGCGCTGAGATGAAAGTCAAGTGCGCCGCTCACGCTGCCTCGACATTTGTCTGGTCTATCCATGCCGGAACTGTGCCGCCCATGATCTTCAACCCTACGCGAAGCCGACCTTTGCGCGTGTCGACTTCCTCGACTGGGCCGCTGTGAGACGTGAATGGGCCGGCCGTCGCCCGAACCACGTCTCCGATGCCGAACAGCATCTCCATGACCTCGCCGACAGCTTGGTCGTCGTGCTTGTGGCCGGTGATGTGGTCCGCGAACTTCTGCATCAGTTCGGCTGACACTCGAAGCGGCCGCGTCTCTGTCGCGAGCCATTCGCGCTCAATCCAGACTCGAGCGCCCTCCCCTTCGCACCAGACCTCTTTGAGGCCTAGCAGGATGCGGAAGGCATCGCGCAACTTCTCCCCGAGGTGTCCGGTGCCATCGCCGGCCGCGGGGATCCCAACGAACATCAAGCGCCGCAAGACGGGCACCTGAGCGATGCGAGCCTTGCCGCGATCCTCGTCCACCAGCCGCTCTTCCTGCCTGGCCTCAAAGACCGGCAATCCGGCGTCGCGCAGCCTGGCGGCGCAGCGCGCGGCTCGCGCGGGATCAGAGCGAACCACAGCCCAATCGTGGAGCTCTCCGACCTCGAACCGTTCGGTCTGCTTGCGAGCTCGCACCCGGGCCGGCGTCGGCAATGCCGATCGATTGGCTGACTTCACACGCGACAATCGCCGCTTACGCGCGGCGCGGCTGGCCTTCCGCTTCTTCGCCAGAGCCTTGGTCTGGCGGGCGGTCTGCTGAAGGTCATTCATCCTCGGCGGCCTCTCTCGGGGTCGCCGCGGTCACGGTCGGGTATGCGCGGGTTAAATATAGAGCCGCGTGGGGCAGGAGTGAACCCGCCTCACGCCAACTCATGATGCGATCAGTAATTATCGAAAGACTTCAGGCCACTGGCTCGTACCAGACGGTATAGACGGCATAGGCGTCGGTCCCGCCATTCGGCTCACCGACCTGCGTCACGGTGGAGTGGACCTGCACGACCTTCTGACCCTCGCGCTCCAACACCTCCAGGTAAGTGTTGATGCGGTCTTCCATCCGGCCAATATCCTCCATACCGACGCCGCGAAAAATCCTCACGCGCATATCCACTTCTCCTGAACGAAGACGTAAATGTCGGGCTTATGGCTACCGCTAGAAGTCTACAGATCGTCGTCTTGCTCGAAATCAGCCATCGCGATCTGATGCCAGCCGCACAGGCGCTGGATACGCCAGAAATCGCAGGACCCATCTTTCTCAGTTGGGATCGTGAATGGCCCACGCGGACCGATCCACCACTCCCCGGTATTGAGCTTCGTCAGTCCCTCAAGGGGACGAAAGCCCAGACGCCGAAGTTTGTCCTCCCACTGATAGCGCGGCAGGAGCTTGACTATCACTGGTTAGGCCGCGCGCTGCGCCACGTACTCGACCACTTCCGGCAGTCTGTCGGCTTTGGTGGGTTCGATCACGCCCTGCTGCTCGAGCGCTATCCGGATGTCGCACAGGGGCGTCGTGATGTACCGCTCGCCGAGTTGATACGTCAGGATCCCTTCGAGGGCCGGCTGCACATCCGATAGCACGGCGTCGATATCGGTGTGCGACAGCGCGAAGCCGGGGATCTCATCGCACCACGCCCGCAGGCCGCCATCCTCGCGGCGCGCGAAGTGAACGATGATCTTCCAGGGGTGCGCTGGTATCGCGGTACGCATATCGACGACGGTGCCCATGAGGGTTGATATCGCCCTGATCGTCACGGGGACAAGTTACGGATCTGTGAGTCAAGATTCTGGAGCTCGATCCTGTAACGGGTCAACAGGATTTTGAAGCTACCACGGCAGCGGGTCGTCCAGCGGGTCCTGCGTGTCTCCGATGGCTTCCAGCGGGTCCTCCACCTGGCTGTTGACCCGAACCACCTTCGCCCCCGGGAACGCCGCCTTGACCGTCGCCAGCCCGCGGTAGCCCGCCAGCAGCCGCCCGATCTCGTCGAGCGTGTAGACGTCGACGCGCCGCCCGTCGGCCACCACGAGGCTCGCTGTGGCGTTGTCGGGCACGATGGCGACGACCGAACCGTCAGCCTGCGTGAACTCAAGCACCTGTCGGTCGAGCGGCTTGGCACCGGCGGTATCGGCCATCCGATCAAGCGCCGTCCAGGCCTTGACCATCCGACCGCTCTCCCGACGCACGGCCTCAAGGTCGCCATGCCAGAGCGCCTGGTTCAGCAAGAACCGCTGGCGGTCGAACTTCTCCCGGGTCTCGACCGGCACGAGCAGACGCAGCCGACCGCACCCCCACTTCCGTTCCGCCGCGATCGCCGCTGCGTCGGCCTCGTCCAGGCATGCCCGGCCAGCGAGGTAGGTGCCGTGCGAGTTGGCCCAAGTCCGGGTGATCTCGCCGGACGCGAATGCGCCGTGGGCTTCGTGGACGAGCTGCGGTTTTGACTTTGCCATCGTGGTCACCCTGATTTTCTGAGAGACGCGAAATGCTGGCGAGCGAATTGCAGAGCTTCCCGGAAGTCCTGCAGGTCGACCCAGTCCTTGGCGCGCATCTGTTTGATCCACCCCCAGTCCTGCTCGCCCTCCCAAAGCCGATCAGCTTCGATGACGTACTGGCCGTCTCGCGCCTCGACGCCGTAGCTTGTGACGGCCCACTGAACGCCGAGCCAAAAAATTGGCTGGGATAGCGGGTCGCCGTGAACGCGGACATCTGGCAGGTCCGGCATACGCAGGATCGGTCCCGTTACCGGTACGACCCCCGGCCGAATCGCAATCACGTTCGACGCCAGATCGCTCTTGCCGAGATTGCAGGTCACGCAGAGGGCACGAAGATTTTCCTCTTCGTCCGATCCGCCATTCGCGACCGCTTTGATGTGGTCGACCTGCAGCGTGACGTTCGGTGCTCGAGCGCCGCAGCACTGGCAGGCGTAACCGTCACGCTCCAGGACCCGATATCGCGTCCGTGCCGAAATTGGTTTTCTGGTCGCCATCAAGGTCATCCCTGCTCGCCGAATTCGTCGGCTGTTTGTCTGGACTAAAGGGGCGGAGGTCGGCCTCAAGGCGACCCTCCGACCCTACTTTAGTAGGGGTGAAGTTCCGCAGTTCCGCACCAAGCTCCGCATAACGATATCAACGACTTAGCTTAGTAAGTTCCGCAAGTTCCGCATAACTTCCGCAACAAGTTCCGCTCAACGATTTCAATGACTTAGCGGGGTAGTTCCGCAGACCTCCGCAGAAGTTCCGCAAGCCCATCAGTCGATACCGGCGGCCACCTTGAGGCCCTTCGTCTTGGTATTCGTGTTGCGGATTTCGACCGAAATCACGCCGTTCGCGAGCCACGCCTCCATGAGGTGAACAGCCTGTTTGGCCCCCACCCCGAAGTCCGCCAGGAGCATCGGCATGTACCGTCCATCCCGCTTTGATTGGGGGTATGAAGACCACGGTTTGCCACTATCCCAAGCCCGCCTGAGGGCGTCCAAGATCTCCCGGCACTTCTGCCTGTCTGGGCCTCCGTCAGGAGCTTTTTCCTCTTCGACGACGCCGGCTGGCGACACGACGAGAGACGTATTCCCAGCAATATCGCCGAGGCTGACGGTCTCGACCTTGAACGCCTGATCCCATCCGTCCTCTGCCGCCTTGATCTTGGCGGCCCGGATCGAACCATGCTTGGCGCCCTCTTCGCGACTGACCTCCACCAAGAAGTCGCCGGCGCCAGCGAACACCGTGGAGCCGCGCATGTTGCCGTTGCGACTGGTGTGGTGGACGCCGATCACCGTCGCCTTGAAGCGCTGCCGGACGGCATCGCAGGCTGACACGAACAGCGTCATGTCCTTCTGCAGGTTCTCGTCCGCGCCCGGCAGGACGCGGCTCACGGTGTCTACGAACACCGCCGCAATAGGCACGTTGGCGATAGCCGCGATCGCCTCAACCGTCGCCAGCAGCTTCCCGATATCCTCCACCTTCATGAAGTTGATCGTCTGCCGGATCAGATAGAACGGGCTCTCGTCGGCAAGGACCTGATTGGTCTGCTCCCACGCCTGGATGCGGAATTTGAGGTCCGCTTGTCCCTCGCTCGAGATGTAGACGACGGCGCCTTGGCGCTGGATCTGGCGCCCCCACCAATCCGGCATACCCACCGAAAATGAGAGGCCCATGCCGAGCGCGATGAAGGTCTTGAGGCAGCCAGGCGGACCAAAGATGAAGCCGAGCGATTCCTCAACGACTAGGCCATCAATGAGCCAGGACGGGTCAGGCATCGACTTGATCGCCTTGACGTCCAGAAACTCGAAAAGCTCGCCGTTGGGCGGTGCCTTCGCATTGCTGAAGTCCGCAGCCGGATCCTCTCGGGATGCATCAGCGCGATCGGCAAAAGGGCGCTCCTTGTTCGCCTCCTCCGCGACCTTGCTGTCCCACTTCGACAGCAGACGTCGGCATTTCGCTGCCAAGGCCTTGGAGCCGCGGCACTCACGCTCCAGCCCCTCGGCATTGTCGACGCCCTGCAACCGAGTCTTCGTGGACCTCAGCCAATGCTCGCCGCTTTCGGCGAAATGGGCCTCGCCGCGGTCCTCCGGCAGCACGCCGCCGGTCTTGCGATAAAGCTCCAGAACCGTCTTGAACGCCCAGCGGGACATGGCGTCCTCACGGCCATCCACTCGGGCGCCGAAAGCGTCGAAGTCTGCGCCGCTGTGCTGAACGCGCTCCGCTTTGGTCTCACCTCGCGTGTCGCCGCCATGCTGCGCGACGAGGTCGTCGACCGCCTCAAGCAACCAGTCCGGTGCCGGGCAGAGCTCGCACTCCCACGGCGCGAAGCCGTCATCCCAGGCGTAGGCTACGCCCGACAGATGAACGGAAGGCGGGAGCATGGCGAACCCGCCCTGCCCCCGAATGTCGACGCCCATGCTGGTGCGGTTGGTCGGTGCGTGCCAGTCTGGTGGCGCCTCAAATACGAGCTGCCGCCCGCCGCCACCCGTGGTCTGCTTCCACGTCTCGGGTTCAATACCCATGGCGTTGATCTCGAGCACGCCGCGCCACCACAAGGCGGCCTCGGGCTTCGTGTGCTCATCCAGGTCGATGACGAAGGCGTTGCGGCTGGCTCGCCCGCTGACCAAGCCCATGTTGGGCGCGCAGCGTGGATGAAACCAGCGAGCAAACGCGGCGTCCGGAGCCAGAGGCGGATTATGGAGCTCGCCCCAGGTGGACAAGTCCGGCCGCTTGTCTTCCTTCGTGCGCATCGGGTAGCGCGCCGGGACAACCTGCATGCCGCAGGCGCGATACATCGCAGCCCAGTCGGCATTGCTGGCGAAGTCCGGATCGAAGCTCGGGATCGGGAAGGCGGCCATCATGCGGGCTTCCCGCGGCTGCGTTCCTTCTCGACCTTGTCGATGATGCGCTGGGCGGCCGCGAGCTGCTTCTCGCTGAGCTCGAAATCGTAATCGTACTTGCCCGACACATCGACGGCGAACTGGTACTCCCAGGCCGTCACCGTGAACTCTAGTTCTTCCTCCGACGACGCGATGTCCTTGAGCGCAGTCAGGATCGTGGCTGTCATCTCGCGCGGCTTGGGAGACGCCTTCGCCTTGGGCTTCGGCGAATAGGTGTAGGTGGAAAACCCGCCGTATGCCTGCGGGGCCGACCCTAGAACGAGTTCCGGGATCGTGACGTTGGCCTTCTCAGCCATGGCCGCGATCATGCGGGCGGCATTGGCGCGCTCACCGTCGAAGGTCGAGCCGAGCATGCCGAGCAGCTTCTCGAGACGCGATCGCGTCGAGAAGTCCATCGTCATGCCGGCCTCCTCCCGGCTTGACGGTCCATGCTATGTCCCATCGTGCACCTGCCTTCAGCGCTGCCCAGCGTTCGTTGCGGTGAAGGGGTCTCGGGAGGCTGGCACCAACCGAGACCCCGCTCTCAAGGCAGGAGGCGATCAACCGAAGTCGTCATCCGCGCCGGCCATCGCGGACTCACGCTGCGGCTCGGGGGCCTTGGCGGCGGCAGGCGGCTCGACCTTAGTGCTGCCGGTCGTGGGAGGAGCGCTGGAGGACGAGAACGGCGCGGGCGCTTCGGTCTTGGCCGGGGCGGCCGCGCGCGACTTCGGCTTGTGAATGAGATCCGTCGGGCGGCCGGCCCAGCCCGCGATCTCGAACACCGGCTGATAGTTCGTCGACTTCTGCGCGCCCTGCCCCGAGGTGACGCCAATGGTATCCTTGAGCGCGACGATCGGGAGCTGCCCGGCGTGGCTCTCGCGGCTGGCCTGGTAGGCGGTGTGCAGTTCCTCAAGCCCGCGCAGCGCCGACTTGGCGACCGTTGAGATCTCGCGGATGTCGCCGCCGCACTCCTTGCCGAGCTTCACCATGATGCGGACGCCCTGCTTGTGGTTGGGCGACGGCCGCGGCGGCAGGGGCTGGCCGATCATCGTCATGACGAAGTCGGGCGCGCCGCCGGTGGCGAAGTTGATCCAGCCGATCTCCACGTTCTCGAGGTCGGCGACCATCTTGAGGCTCCGGGTCACGTCCACCGGCGTGTTCACGCCGTCGGCGCGGTCGACGCGGAAGAAGCGGCCGGCGCGGCTGTCGTACTTCAGGATCGGGATGATATCGCCGGTGGAGCCGGCGTCGTAGCTGAGACCGAAGGACATGAGATTTACCTTTGCGAGAGTGCAGCGATCAGGCTCGCCGCGGCGCCACCCCTATGCGGGGATCTCAGATGCCGAAGGTCTGAAAGGCGGCCTGGCGCGCCTCGGGAGACCCCCAGTAAAAAGACTCGAGATCGGGGGCGACGATGCCCCGGAAGAACTCGGGATCGTCTGACAGCGCGAGGAAGCGCTCGACCGTCTGGGCGATGCGGTAGAGAGCGTCGCGGTGAGCGCGCACGTTCTCTAGCCGGTACGTGCAGCGCTTGGCCGGCGTGATGTACGTCAGCCGCGGATCGACGTTGTCGGAGATGGCGGCAGCGTAGAGCGACACCTGCCGCGCGTGTGCCAGCTTCACTTCGGACGGCATCTTGCCGGTGGTCTTGAGGTCGACGACGACGCCGGCCTCTTCCCAGGCGAAGTCGTAGTAGCCGACGATAGGGCTCTGCAGCCCTTCTGGGTGCCAGGACACGAAGCCCTGCGTGCTGGTCGGCCGGCCGTAGGGGCGAAGCTCTTCCAGCCCGAGGCGCACCATCGCAGGCACGTCCCGGCCGATCGTCTCGACCTTCGGATCGCCGCACAGCGCGATCAGCGTCCGGTACTTCACCGTCGCGACCTTGATGCAGTCCTCCACGTCGCGGTCGAGATCTATGAGGCCGGCGACGATGCCTTCCTCGACCGCAGTGCCGCGATGCGCGGCTGCGCCGACGCCCTGGCGCTTGCCCATCAGCCGCTCGAGCACGAACAGCGCAGGCGAGGCGCAAAAGAGATTGAGGCTGGAGGGGGAGTGGCGAGCGACCTTCACAGCGCCCTCTCCGGCTTCACCAGCGGGATCTCACTGTCGCGCAGTTCAAAGTATTTGCATGCGTAGGCGCCGTGCGGGACCTTACGCCCCCATTCGCGCATCAGCCCTTTGTACTTCGCGCAGCGGGCCGGGCGCGGGCCGTCGAACTTCGACCAGCCGTCGACCTTGCTGCTCCAAACCCAGTTCGCGCACTCGCGGCAGCTTCGACCCATGGGGCCTGATCCGGCGAAGTGCGCCTGGCCGACATGCGTATTGGCGGCGGCAGACGCCGCGGGCTGATCCTCACGATGCAGGCCGTGCGTCAGATTGAAGAAGGTCACGCCGCGCCTCCTGTTGCAGAGCCCAGCTCCGGGGAGGCCGACACAGCAGCCTCCCCTCGGCCGGCGCATCCCGACCGCGCCGCGGTCTGGGAACTGAAAAGACTGGAGGCGAGCCGCGCTCGCATCGCATCGGGGACGGTCTCGCCAGCTGCTTCCGCAGCAAGCTTGATCTCGTCCATCAGCGCGCGCGGTAGGAAGACGACAACGCGGACTTGCTCGGAGAGGATCATGCCGCCACCTGCGCGGCTGGCATCAGCTTCTCGGCGCAGTATCGCGCCAGCAGCGCCGCCTCGGCGCGGCCGTCGTCCCTCTTGCGGGCGAACAGCTCGGCGCTTGCGGGGAAAAGCTGCAGGGCGAGCGCCCGAGACTGCTCCTTGCCCTCCTTGCCGCCCGCCAGCTTGAAGTGACGCTTCCAGGCGGCCGGCGTGACGAGATGGTACGGCACGCCGCCCATGGCCACGGAGACCTTCACGGCAGCGTAGGCGGATCCGAACCGGAATGCCTGCACAGCGCCGTCGCGTGGCATGGGGCCGACGCGCTCGATGATCGCGACGGTGGGCCCCATCTGCTTGATGCGTCGGACGATGCTGGCCGGCTCGACCTCACCGTCCACCACGGGCATGTCGTCCACGGCCACGCGGTCGGGCGCGGTTGGGAAGTAGAAGGCGATCGCGCCGGTGAGGCCCGGGTCGCAGGCCATGATGCAGAGCTCGCTCATCGGGCACGCTCCGCGCAGTAGTCAGCCAGCTTGTCGAAGGCCTTGGGGATGACCAGTGACTGGCGGCCGAGCGCGCGAAAGGCGTCGGCGCACAGGCCGAAGAAGGTTCGACGAGCGATGGTCATGCGCGCACTCCAGCAAGCTTGATCTCGAGTGCCGCGATTTCAGCCTTGAGCTGCGCGGACTCTTGAGCGCGACGAACCTCCTGCAGCCACGCGGGCTCGCGATCCGCGAGAGCGGCGAGGAAGTCCGGGCCGTAGGCCATCCAGAGGGCGGTGTAGCCTTCGGCATTAGGAGCCGAGGCGCGGTCCAGCCACGTCTTGATGGTGTTGAAGGGAATGCCGGTGTCCGCGGCGACGTTGTCGGCGGTCTTGACCGGGTGTTGGTGGCGCAGGAACGCGCACACGCGCTCCCCGAGGGTCAGACGGCTGCGAGACTCAACCTCATGCGCGTAAGCGTGGGCGTGAGTCTGCGGCGTATGAGACTTCATCGACCTTTTCTCCGATGCTGTGGGCATCGGAAGGCGACCAACGAAGGAGGCAGTGAGTGTCGTCACGCCGCGCACCCAGCAAAGGACAGAGAGAGAAGACCGCGAACGCTCAGGCCTGGCAGCGAAAAGCGATCGCAGTGATTGAGAGCAGCGCACGCGGGTCCGATCATTCGGACGCCGCGGCGCGCCTCGGCCTCGCGGGACAACACCACGAGGCGAGAGGGTGAGGGACAAGCGATCACTTGCTGCCCCTCTTGATCTGATCGGGCCAATCGATCGCCCAGAGACGACCGACGCACACGCCCAGCACGCCGATCTGCGTGGTCACGCGCGCGGCCGTACAGGCCTCGACCATCTCGATATCAAGCGGGTCGACGTTGAGCAGCGGAGCATCCGGGAACGTCGGGAGCTCTACCCCATGGTGGACGGCGGCCTTCTGAGCTCGCCGGCAGGCGTGAAGCACCGTCGTGTGATCACGGCCGCCCAGGATGCGCCCCGTCTCAGGCGAGGACCGGCCCAAGCGGTGAACGAGCGCCCAGGCCGCAATCTGGCGAGCCTTCACCAGCTTCATCGCGCGGCGCTCGCCGATCAGATCGCGGCGATCCATACCTGTCGCCAAGGTGACGACCTGGAGGCATTCCCTTGCGGTTACCTGCTTGGAGATGCGTTGCGGCCGATAAGCCTCCAGGGACCGCGTAACGAAGAGGTCGTCGTCGTCTTCGGTCGGCTCGACGGCATCGAGATCATCGACAAGCACGGGCACTGGCACGGGCTCGGGGGCGGCCAGCACCGGCCGCGGCCGCGGCGCGAACATCCGCGCGCGCACCTCGGCGGCATGCCGGCGCATCTCGTCGGCCGACGCGTATTCACGGACGGGGAGCGGGGCGCCGCCGGCCATCAACCGACCATCCGAGCGAGCAGGATGAACAGCACGCCGATGCCGGCGCAGGAGAACAGCAGGTCGGTCGCCACGACGGCGTTCATGCCATGCCGCTTGATCACGAACCTGGCGCCTGCCGCTGCGGACAGGACGAACCAGAGGCCGAGGATGGTGAGGATCCAACTCATGCTGCGGCTTCCTCACAGGAGGAGCGAACGAAGGCTCGAATGCGTTCGACTGTTTCCAGTGTCACGCTCTCGCCTCGCTCGAGGCGCCGGACGAGCCGGCCGTTCTTCACCGCCTTCTGGCAGAGCGTTGACGGTGAGAGGCCGAGCCGCGCGGCGGCTGACCGGATCTCGACCAAGAAGTCTGCGGAGGCAGTGGACATGACAGCCATAATAGGCTGCGGCCTATCGGTGTCAATAGGCCCTAGCCGCATTGCCGGTAGGCCGGCCGTCATTCAACGCTTAGCTATGACTGACTGGCGCGACAGGCTGAAGCGCGTGCTCGACGAGCGCGACATCGACATGAAGAAGGCATCGCTGAAAGCGGGCCTGAACGCCGCCGCCGTTCAACAAATCATCAAGGGCAACGACCCGAAGGCAAGCACGCTTCAACAGCTCGCCTCGTCTAACGACCTGTCACTAGACGAGATTTTGCTGGGCCGTCCACAGCCATCCACAGCGGAACATATAAAGAACGAAGTTCGGCTAGCCCCTGTTGTCGGGACCGCAGCCGCAGGCATATGGTTCTCCTTTGACGCTCCACCGCAGGTTGAGCCAGAGCCAGTGCCTTATGTGCCTTGTCGCTACCCGGACCTAGCACAAACTGCCTACAAGGTGGTCGGATCGTCTATGAACCGACGCAACGTGCATGACGGCGACTTCGTTGTGACGGTACCGTACTGGGAAGCGCGCATGGCGCCTGTGGCTGGCGACATCGCTGTCATCGAGCGCAGCCGCGACGGCGGCCTAGTAGAACTGACCATCAAAGAGATTGAGGTCACGCGCGAAAGCGTTCGCCTCGTACCGCGCTCGACCGAGCCGGAGTATCAGGACGTGGTCACGATCCCGCGCACCATGCGGCCCGAGATGTACGAGGGCATAACCATCGTTGGCCTCGTGGTCGGAAAATTCTCGACGATCTGATAGGCCGCGGCCTAATCGCCGCTTGACACGGAAATAGGCCGCAGCCTATCGTGTCTTCATCGCCAGACGCGATGGAGACCCTCCGTGTCCCACCTCACCGCCGACAATCTGATCCTCCTGGCTTTCTTCACGCCGATCGCCTTCAGCTCTGGCCTGTTTCTGATCATCCGTGACCTGCCCGTCACCAAGCGCTTCCTTGGCGAGGTGCTGTGATGGCTGCCGACATTTTCGCCTATCGCACCAACGGGTTGTTCTTCGACGTTTACAACGTCCGCACAGGCGAGGTTGTCGAAGAACTAATCGACTGCACCGCCGAGGCGATCAACTACCGCGACGAGTATCAGGCCCGGGCCAATGAGCTCGAGGCCGAGGAAATCGCAGCTGCCCAGGCGGCCGCCAAGGACGAGCTGATTGACCACGTGCAGGACTTCCTGCGTGCTTTAGACCGCGGCCACCTCGGCGAGGCGCTCCGCTTCAGGGATGGCACCGAGAGCGCCTACGTGGCTGCTCTGCGCACCGCCGTCGCCCCCTTCGAGCGGAGGGCGTGATGTCGGAAGAGACCCTTCTCACGGCGGCGCACCGCCTCAACCGCTTCTTCAAGGTCGACATGGCCGCCGGCGGTCTGGTGGTCGACGAGACCCTGAACGCGCTTCGGACGGCACAGCGCGAGATCGAGTTGGCGGAGGCGGGCCACAAGCCTGCCGACGAGCAACTGCTGATCGCCGCCCGGGCCGCCGCGCGCGACCTGCACAGCGACATGACCCGGCACGGCGGCATGGTCGCCATTCCCACCGAGATCGCCTTCGACACCCTGGACAAGGCGATCCTGGCTGTCGGCGGACGGAGGGCCGCGTGATGCCGCGCCCGCTACAAATCGCAGGACAGCGCTTTGGGCGCCTTCTTGTGATGAATTACGATCGCACAGAGTTCGGCATTACATTCTGGCGGTGCCAGTGTGACTGCGGTTCAGAAAAAATTGTCCGCGGTTTGCACCTTACCAACGGCCATACCCGGTCATGCGGTTGCATGAGAAAAGAGTTTCGCGGCCCGCCGCGTAAACACGGACACACCGTTGGTAAAAAATATTCTTTGGAATACAGATCTTGGTCTTCAATGCTGCAAAGATGTTATTACAAAAAGCATATTGGGTACGCAAATTATGGCGCAAAAGGCATAACCGTCTGCCCTACATGGGTAAATAGCTTTGAACAGTTTCTTGCGGACATGGGGCCAAGGCCAGCCAAAAACTACACGCTGGATCGCATCGAAAGCGATCAAGGATATTCAAAATCAAATTGTCGATGGGCAACTGGGCGCGAACAGGCATTTAACAAAAAAGGCGTTCACTACATCGACATAGATGGTCAGCCTATACCCGTTAGATTTGCCGCGGAAGCTCTTGGCATAAGTCACCAAGTGGTTGGTAAAAAGATCAGGGTCTTAGGTATGAGCCCAGATGCTGCGATTTTTGATCGTGGCCCAGCCGCGGCTTCAGAACTTGAACGCCAAATTGATAAAGAAAAAATACTTGCTGCGCTTTCGCAGGCGGGTGGGCGGTTCTTTAGTAAAAATGAAGAGGCAGCTAGATGAACATCTGCACCCTACCGCTTCGGGTCAAGTTGCCATCTCAGGCCAATTTGAGCCCAAATCTTTCAAGATTGTTGGAATTCCCCAGCCAGGCGCTCGCTCAGGGCCACGGCCCCGCCAGGCTGGCCGCCGCCTGCGAAGACATCGCCCACGGCCTGCTGACCGCCGCGGTGACCGCGGAGGACGGCGACATCGTCAACTCCGAGGATCTGGAAGCCGCGGCCGTCTGGTTCGTTGCGGTCTCCAAGGCGTGTCGGGCGGCGCGCCAATGACCGCCCGCGATCTCATCTGGGGCATCGAGGCCGCGATCTCGGCGGGCCTGGTGACGGCCTACGCCATCCTGCTCTGGCCGCTCGTCCTCGCTCGGAGGGCAGCATGACCCCTCTCGCCTTCACCCTCGCCGCGGTTCTCATAACCGCGTCCACCACGTCACTCACCGTCTGGCTTGACCCGCGTGTTCGGGCTGCTGGCGCTCGTTGGAGGAAGCCGTGATGTCGATCCTCCCAGACTGGATGATCAGAGGACTTTGCACTGGCGAAGGCCGGCATGTCGTCGAGCCCTTCATCGAGCGCACGCCGATCAACGGCCTGTCCGGCGGCCTCTCGTGTGCAGGCTACGATATCCGAACTAAGCAGGGCATGACGTTGGGTCCAGGCAGGTTCGCCCTGCTCTCGACGATCGAGCACTTCTGGATGCCTCGGGACGTGCTCGGGCGCGTCGCAGACAAGAGCACATGGGCTCGGCGCGGGCTGGCGGTCCAGAACACCGTGATTGAGCCCGACTGGCGCGGTTGGCTAACCGTCGAGGTCTCCAATCACAACCGCCATCAGCCGCTGATCATCCAGGCCGGTGACCCGATCGCCCAAGTCATTTTTGAGCAGATGCTGGCCACGCCCGAGCGTGCCTACTCAGGCCGGTATCAGGACCAAGAAGATCGTCCGGTCGAAGCCATCCGCCTCTCCTCATCCTCTACCGAGGGGGAGCCGGCATGAGCGCGCCGATCTATCAGACGAACAGCGCCAGTCTGTGGCTTGGCGACTGCCTTGACGTCATGCCGACGCTTGAGGCTGGCAGCATCAACATGGTGCTGTGCGACCTGCCCTACGGCACGACGCAGAGTCCTTGGGACGCGGTGATCCCGTTCACCCCGCTTTGGGAGCAGTTCGGCCGGCTCTGCACGGGCGCCATCGTCCTGTTCGCCGCCCAGCCTTTTACGTCGGCGCTGGTCATGAGCAACCCGCGCGCGTTCCGGCACGAGTGGATCTGGGAGAAGAACAAGGCCAGCGGACACCTGAACGCGAAAAAGCAGCCGATGCGGGCGCACGAGAGCGTCGTCGTGTTCGGCGATGCATCGTTCTACCAGCCGCAGATGACGGCGGGGCACCGTCCCGGAAATAAGGCAACGCGCAAGGACTCCGAGCAGCGGGTCTACGGTGCGTTCAAATCGACCGATTACGGCGGTTCAACCCTGCGCTATCCGCGCTCGGTCCAGCGCTTCGACATCGTCAATAACGATGATCCCGACAAGCATCACCCGAACCAAAAGCCCACGCCTTGGCTGGAGTACCTGCTTCTGACCTACTCTGCCGAGGGAGCAACGGTGCTGGATGCTACAATGGGCTCTGGCAGCACGGGGGTCGCCTGCCTGAATACCGGGCGGCGCTTCGTCGGGATCGAGAAAGACCCTGACTACTGCGCAATTGCAGAGCGCCGCATCCGAAAGGCGCTGGCCCCGCCAGACCACGGTCCCTTGTTCGCGGGTCAAGGCGACGCCGCATGACCCCAGTCCCCAACCACCCTTCCTCCCAGACCAATCCCCTCGGCACGATCAAGGAGTGAGACGACCATGGCTGATCTCAACATCCCGAACCTCGACAAGCTGATCGCGCATCTGGAGGCGCAGCCGCCGGAGCGGATCAATATGGGCTGGGTCGAAGTGGAGCCCCACGCCTGCGGCACCTGCGGCTGCATTAAGGGGCACGCTTATCTTGTGTTCGGCTCTTGGAATTTATCAGAGCACATCGCCCTAGAAACGAAGCCATACTACGAACTGGTTATCCCCCCGGGGTGGAGAAAAGAGCAAGACGGCGTCCGCCGCTACCCCGCCCATCGCGTCATCGCCACCCTCAAGCGCCTCCGCGACCGGTTCTTGGCGACGGGCGAGATCGTCGTGGATTGGGGACCGGAGCCGACCGAAGGCCAGCCCTGGTCCGCCCCGCGCGCTGTCGAGCTGACTCCTCCGGCCTTGCCTGCCGAGATTACCCGCTTCCTCGCCACCGAGCGTGAGGAGGTTTGACCATGGCTGAGCATGACGATCTCATCCGCGAGAACCGCGAGCTACGCGCCTACCTCAAGGCGTTCTGCACGGCGACGATCGACCCGGAAGACCTCGGCCGGGACGTGAGCGCGCACGAGGCGAACCCGTTCATCACCTACGCCTTCGGTCTCGTCGAGGAAGGCGACCCGGAATACGACCGCGCCATCTCGGGCGGCCAGGTTCGGCGCGCTATGGAACTGGTCGGCTTCGACAAGCTCAAGATCCAGCCGTCCGATCGGTCCATCTCCGACGAGCTGACCGAGGCTCGCGATCTGCGGATCGAGGTGAAAGCGCTTCGCCAGCGCCGCGCGGATCTCGTGGAGGCCCTGCGCGAAGCCGTAGCGATGCTGGAGGCGGACGAGGAGGCAAGCCGGCCCGGGACCGACCTCTACACATGGCTGCGGACAACGGCAGTGTTCGCCCTCTCCGCCGAGCCCGTCACCGCGACGGAGGGCTGCTGAGATGGACGGACAGCCCGATCCCAAGCGCGTCCAGATCCTCCGCAATCAGTGCGGCCGGCACTTTGAGGGCAAGCGCATCCACGATGTCGTCGGCGCCTTGGAGACCTTGGTCTCGGATACCTGCATCGCGGCCGGCATGCAGGACGAGGCCCGTGCCCTGTCGGCCGCCGACGCTATCGCCGCCGACATCCGCAACATCATCCGCGAGCGCTTCGCCGTCCAAGGGAAGGGGCACTGAATGTCCACCCAGACCACCACGACACACGCAGCGTCCGGGGCTGGCGAGGGGGGCGTGAACGCCATCGTCCTTCGGCGCGGCGAACCACGCTTCAATATGGTCGGCCAGCGGCTGCCGGATAGCCTGCATGACACGGACGAGGTGATCACCCCCGGTTTGATCGCACGCCTGCATCGGTTCGCGCTGAAAGCTCTCACGGACGCAGGTTTCGCGGTCTCAGACTGGGCCTGCGAGGTCTACACGATGGATGCGGATCAGCGCCCGGCTGATCGATACTACACCGTGGAGTTCACGAACCCGCTGGGCGGCATGCTCGGCGTCCAAGGTATTGCCACGCAGCATGGACACCCGTGCTTAGATCACGGCGTGTGCGTGGACTGGGGAAGGACCACGCCGGAGCATCGCGCCGCCCTCACCACGGGAGCCGCCCGATGACGGCCGGGAGCAAGACGATCTTCGTCGCCGAGATCAACGCCACCGAACTGACCCTGCGGCTTGCCGAGATCGCCATTGGTCTCAAGCGCCCGCCGGGACGAGATGCTGCCGATTGTCTTGCGGACCTGCGGGCCGAGCAGCCGCAGCTCTGCGCGACCTTCGACCGGATGGCCGAAGCGGCGGCCCAGTACGTCACCGACTGCATCAGCAAGGGGAGCAGGCCATCATGAGTAACCCCACCACGGACCTGGCCGCACGCTTCGAGGCCAAGCGCGAGGCTGAGAACAGCGCTTGGTCTTTTGGGCGCCTAGGCAGCTACCTCGCTCGCGTCGCTGCAAGCCGCCCCCCGGACGTCATCATTGGCGGCGAGGCCGATCCATACATGCGCCGCTGGTGGGTGATCCCGCGGAACCGCTGGTTCAACGTCTACCTGCATCACTTCATGCGCTCGGACGATGACCGGGCGCTGCACGATCACCCGTGGTGGAACGTGTCGTTCCTCCTGCAGGGCCAGTACGCCGAGCACACGATCAGCGCTGGCGGCATCAACGTCTTCACGACCCGCAAGGCCGGCGAGGTCAAGGCGCGCTGGGCGACGCACGCGCACCGGATCGAGCTGACGCACGGCCCCTGCTGGACGCTCTTCATCACCGGGCCGCGCCTGCGCACCTGGGGCTTCCACTGCCCCCGCGGCTGGGTGCCCTGGAAGGAGTTCACGAACCCGGCGGATGGCGGCCAGACGGTCGGCCGCGGATGCGGAGAGCAGTCATGACCAGCCTCAAGGAACTCCACGCAGCCAACATCGCCCGCCAGGCTGAGTGGTGCCCTGATCAGGTGCCGGACCTGTCGTTCCGCGGCAACGAGCTCGGCGGCGAGTGCGGCGAGGCCCAGAACGTTATCAAGAAGCTTGAGCGCGAGCGCTTGGGCTGGCGCGGGTCGCGGGCGAGCCTCGACGACCTCGCGCAGGAGCTGGCCGACGTGGTGATCTGCGCCGACCTGTGCGCCGTGACCGCCGGCATTGACCTGGGCGCCGCCGTGGTCGCCAAGTTTAATGCCACCTCCGAGAAGGTCGGGCTCACTACGAAGCTCGCTCCCGAAGCCAGGGGCATGGCCCGCGCAGGTGCCGCCATGGGAGCGGGAGACCTCGATCGCTATCAAATGGCTGTTCAGATCCTGACAGGCATTCGAGGGGGAAACGCTACCGGCACCACCGCCGAAATGCTTCGTGCAATTGCTGATAGTGCTGAGGTTGTCTTTCCTCTCGTTGGCGGTATGCAGCCTTGGCATCTTCGTGAGCGTGCCGGCTACCTTGAGATGGCCGACAGCACGGCGCTCCACCTCGGAGAAGAGCTTGAGCAATACGCCTCCGGCAGGCATGTCGTTCAGGCCGCCGGGGGAGTGGGGGCATCGGTCGCGGACCTTAGAGCGGCTGCTGTGAAGGTTCTCGGCGCATGCAATCGGCCCCACGATCTGGATATCGCCCTGGACGAGCTTGAGGCAGTCGTGCGGGCAACGCCCGCCGCTCCGCCCCCTCCCGCCCAGCAAGGATCCTCGTCTATCCGCGACATCGGCATGGTTGGCCCGGTCAACGGCATGAACGAGCCCGACCTGTCCGGGGCATACATGCGGCTGGTTCTCACGCGGGGCGAATTCCGTGAGGAGCGGCTGATCTCCATCGGCGCGGCCGAAGTGTTCGTGGCCGAGGCTTTGGGCTCGCTGCACGGGCCAGATGCCCAGCAAGGATCTTCGTCACCGCTTAGCCAGAACGAGACGGCGGAGGAACTGGAACGGCTGGTTGACGACTATGGCCGAGCACAGGATCTCTATACATTCCGGGTTGCCCTTTATGGCTCCGGCTCGTCGACTAAACGTGATGAAGCCAAGCAAAAGCTTTTTCAGGCAATACGGTCCTCCCTAGGAGCCGGCCACCTCGTCCCCGCATCTCTCGCCACGGCCCTCGGTAGTGGAGAAGGTACGGCGGGCGCGACCCCTGCGGGGTCAGGCTCTCGTCCTTCGGATCAGGCTGCTTCGCATCCTGCCCCTGCGGGCTTCGATCCTTCGCGCGGATGGCAGCCGATAACGACGGCGCCAATGACAACGGATCCGATCCTAATCACTGGCTGGGCCTTCGCAGACGACGACTGGAATTCCGGCTACGTTGGCTATTGGCGGGACGCCCCAGCGCATAAGGCCAAGGAACGCTACCAGTGCATCGGCTATATGGTCCAGCCGGCATCTGGGCACCGATGCGTGGGGCACCGAAACGGTCCGGTCAACGTCACTCACTGGATGCCGCTTCCGCCCGCGCCATGCGATGGAAGCGGCGAAGCCGGCGAGACGCATAGCGGCTCGACCGAAGGCGACAGCGCGGTCGGCGTAGCCGAGGCGCCCCACCCCCAGTCCCCCTCTCTCTCCGAGGTGGAGGCCAAGGCCGTGCTGGCGGAGCCGTATCTGATCCGCAAGGGCGGCTACTACTACCGGCCGAACCGGTGCGGCTACACAGCCACCCCGCACGATGCCGGGCACTACACCCGCGAAGAAGCCGAGGCTGAGGCTTCGATCGAGCCCTGGCACATGTCCGCCGTGAAGCTGTCCGACGCCCTCGCGACCCTCACCGCTTCCCAGGAGCAGGACGGCGAGGTGCGGTCATGAAGCAGTACCTGCTCGGCTTCGCCTCAGCCTATGCGCTCGCCGCTTTTTACTGGTGCGCGATCCTCGCCGCATCTGGAGCGATCACCCCGCCAGGCGCCGCGCCTTTGGCTGCCGCGATCTGGCCCGTGACTCTCTTTCCTGCATTCACCACCGTGCCAAGGGTCAAGCCATGAGCGTCGCTGTTCGTGCCGCTGAAAAACTGTCTCCTGAGACAGTCGCTACGTTCCGCACCTCCCGGGACCAGTCGCCAGAAGCGGCAGCGACCGAAGTCGCTCGTGACAGGGACAGGCTGCCTGAAGCCGCCCCCACCACGCAGGCCGAGCAGGAAGACGCGGTGCGGGATCCACACAAGGGGATCGCCGGGCTCTTTCAGACGCTGATCGCCTGCTCGGTCCTCTGGGCCAAGCATGACGACGAGCGCGGCATAGCCTCGGCCGCCATGAATGACGGAGCGCTGAAGCTCGCTGATTTCGCCAGCACGATCGCCACCCTCCGCACCGAGCGCGACCAGCTCGCCGCCGACCTCCGCAAGGCACGGGAAGAGCGGGATGCTGCGCTGGAACTGGCGGAGCAGTGGAAGGCAACAGCCGCCGCCGAGGCCGACATCGGCAACGAGCGCCTGTCCACGGTCAGCAATCTGCAGACCGAGAACGACATGCTCCGGGAGATCGGCCGGGCCGCCAGCGCGCGCTGGGCAGAGGCGGCACGCCTGGCCCTATCCGGCAACATGGGGCGGATCCGACGCCTGATGTCAGCCTGGGACAACCCGATCCGCGGTTCGTCCCTCACACCCGATCCCAAGGACGCGGGCGGGACCGCAAAGGGAGACGACCATGCGGGCGCTTAGCATCCAGCAGCCTTGGAGTTGGCTTATCGTCAACGGGTTCAAAGACATCGAGAACCGGGATTGGCGATGCCATCGCCGCGGACGGATCCTCGTCCATGCCGGCAAGAAGGTTGACCGGGATGCGATGGAGGATCTGCTCGCCGGCCGCCACCCGGTGACGGGGGAGCTGCTCCGGTTCGATTTGCCCGAGGTGTTCGAGACTGGCGGCATCGTTGGCGAGGCCGAGATCGCGGGGTGCGTCGAGCACTCGGACAGCCCGTGGTTCGTCGGCCGCTTCGGGATCCTGATGCGGAATGCTTGGCCGCTTCCGTTCCAACCGTGCAAGGGGGCGCTCGGGTTCTTTGAGCCGACCTTTGATGTCCCCGCAGAAACTCCGACGCCGTCAAAGCCCGTCGCAGTCGACCTGTTCAGCGCCATCGACATCGCGAGGTCGGCATGACGAGCCCAAACGCCCCTCCCCGCGCGCCAGGGGAACTGGCGGAGATCGAGGCCATCATCCGCCGGCACGTCTGGGCCCGCTATGTGGCTGCATGCGACGAGCCGCAGGTGCTTGGCTTCGGTGCGGCCGCCGCCGAGATCGCAGCCCTCCGGGCGCCCCAGGGCGACGGAGATGAGGCGATCCGCGCCGAGATGCCGGCCTCGCTGAACACCGGCAATCTCGTTCACGACGTGCGGACGCTCCGCATGGCCCACGACGCCATGCACCAGCGCGCCTACCGCTGGTGCAACGCGGCGCTTCTCCTGCTGCCGTTCGTCGATATGGGGGCAGGTGAGGGCCTGGAGTGGGTCGAGCAGGACGGCTCGCCTCGCATGGACGCTGCGGATCTCTGCTTCGCCTTTGCCGAGGCCATGGGATGCGAATTTGGCGACGCTGCTTACACGGCGATGCTGAAGGAAGGGCAGGACAAGATCCGCACCCTCGACCAGCACAGCCTCACGAAAACCGAGGGCCAGCCATGACGCTCTGGTCTGCCTACATCATGGGCTTCGCTCACGGTGCCGTCATCTGCTCGGCCTGCGCGCTGTTCGGCCGATGGCTTGGCCGTCGAACATCCCCTCACCCCGACACCCTCACCAAGGCAGGAGGCCCGTCCGATGCCTAGGAGCGCTCGCCTGCCCATAGCCGACAACGACAGCAAAGGACCGGAGAGGATCGTGCCCGTGTTCGCCCCCATCGCATACCGTCCGAAGGAAGCCGCCCTGGCCATGGGCATCAGCGAAGCGCTGCTCTACGAGCTGATCGCCACTGGCGAGATCTCGGCACGCAAGCTCAGGGGCGCGACCGTGCTGCTGCGGTCAGACATCGAGGCCTATTTGACCGGCTTGCCCTTGACCGGCTCAGCGATGAAGGCGGCCCAGGCATCCATCAGGTGACGCCGCCTCTCCAGGGCGTCACCGCGGCGGTATGCAAGCTCGGTGGCGTCTCCGACTGTGTGGGCCAAGGCCACCTCGACCACGTCACGCGGGAACGCGGTCTCGTCGCCGGCCCAGTCTCGGAACGAGGATCGGAAGCCGTGGGCGGTGTAGGCGTTTGCCTTGGCCCGTCTCAGCAACGCCTCGAACACCATGTCGGACAGCTTGCGATTGGCGCTGCTCGGGAAGACCAGCGCGTCAGGTGCTGGGTCATTGAACCGAAGGCCCTTCAGGATCTCGACCGCGCGAGCCTGTAGCGGAACCCGGTGTTCGCGCTTCGCCTTCATCCGCTCGGCCGGCACGACCCAGACAGCAGCTTCCAGATCCAGTTCGCCCCACACCATGCCGCGGATCTCACCCGAGCGAGCGGCCGTCAGGATCAGCACCTCTAAGGCGCGGGCCGATAGACCTGGACGTTGCTGGATCGCCCGAACGAAAGCCGGGACATCGCGATAGGGCATCGCCGGGTGGTGGCCGCGCGTTAGCTTCGGCGGCCTCGGCAGCAGAAAATCCAGATGGCCCCGCCAAAGTGCGGGGTTTTCGCCGGTTCGATGCCCGGCCGCACGGGCTGCATTCAACACGCGCTCTATCCGCCCGCGAATGCGCTTGGCAGTCTCGGGTTTCTCGTTCCAGATCGGACGTAGAACGCGAAGAACGGCTTCAGTGTCGATCATGGCGACCGGCATCGTCCAGAGGCTGGCGGCCTGGACCTCAAGCGTCTGTCGCCACTGATGACGATGGACGGGACTTCGCCAGACCGTCTTCTGCGCCTCCATGTAGGCCGACGCGACAGCGCCAAACGTCATCGGTGGCGCGATCTGGGCCGGCGTCTCAGAGGCGCGTTTGGCGTCGATTGGGTCTGTCCCGCTCGCCACCAGCGCCCGCGCATCCGCTGCCAGCTCACGAGCCCGTGACAACGACACACTGCCGACCGGGCCTAATCCCATCTCTCGGCGCCGCCCGCCGATGCGGTAGAGCAACACCCAGCGCTTAGAGCCGGCCGAGTCGATATAAAGATAGAGGCCGCCGCCGTCGGCATGCCGGCCGGGTTCGGCAAGCGCCTGAACCTTCTTCGCCGAGAGTCGATTGACCGCCCGAGCCAT